ACCCGGCGCGCGCGAGCAGATTGCGCGACAGTGGCAGGATGAACCAAGATCCGATCACGACGGCTGCGAACGCAGCGCCGAACATATCGCCGTCGATACCCGGAGCAAGGGTTTGGCCGTTTCTGAACGCCGACAATGCACAATATGTGCCGACGACGAAACCGCACAGCCCGATTGCCAGACGGGCGACGGCTGTGGTAACGTACATAGGTGATTTTCCTTGTCTAAGGGGTTTGTCACAATGCCCGGCTGAGCGCTGATGACGCTCGCCGGGCGGCTTATTCCCGGTTAGGGGAATTCAGTTTGGCAGTTTGTATGGGAACATACTCGCCAGCAAAATGGCATAAATCAGAAGTGCATAATTGCCAGATTGAATTGCCTTGATGGCACCCATGGACGCGCATGAGATGGCGAACAGCCATCCAAATGCAGTCAGTTTTGATGTAACCATATCAGTGTGTATCCTTTCGGAGGGATTACGATAAGGCTCGGTTCAGAGTGACAGCTCTGGCCGGGCCGGTTTCCAGCTTTCTGCTGGCGAGGACACCTTGCGATGCAAGATGCCCAATGAGGGTTAGCGTTGTTGACGTGTCTGAATGACACTCTCATAAGCTCTTTTTTCAGCGATCCGTCGTTTCTCATCCGGTTTCAAATTCAGGTGAGAAACTTCCCGGAGCGCTATTAGAAAAGCCTTTTCGAGTTCACTCGTCTTTACCAGTCTTACGTACATATTCGCCTCCATTGCCATGTCCTCGGCAGCAGAAAGATTTGTGGGTTTCAATTGTCAAAGAGCAGACGCAACGATGGCGTCGAATGTGAATATAGGCCCATTCGTTCCTAGTGTCAACACGTTTGTTCCTATTTTTTGTTGAAAAGTGCCGCGATAGACATTATTCTGTTCCTAATGTACATACCGCCTATGGTAATGTCGGGACAGAAAATGCGAGAGACACTGGAAAAACTGGACATTGGCCAGACTGAACTGGCCCGCTGGCTGGGCGTCAGAGACCGAACCATCAGAAACTATCTGAGTGGTGACCGTCAGGTGCCGCCGTCTCTTGCGCTGCTTCTCGAATATCTTGAAGATAGGCCGGAAGCGAAGCAGTGGTTCAAGGATAGGGCAACACGGCGATGAGGGAGCCTGACCGCATATGGGACTTCGAAAACCAGAAATGGGTGTATCCCGTTCGCGAAGAAATTAAAGCTGCCGCTATCGAAGCGATGAAGCAACTTCTCGACGACGAGCGTATGGAAGTCATGGCTCAGTTCTGCAAATTCTGCGGCAGCGACAATCCAAGCTGCTCGTGTTGGAACGATGAATAGCCTGACCCAATCCAGCGGAGTAAAGAGATGACCACAGGTGAATATCTGGACGAGCACAAACACGAAGACGACGAGCTCCGTCTCAAGCTCAAGGAACTGACAGATGAGTAACTTCGCCTGACTGTCTTTCAAATCATCAGTTACACCAACCCGCTTAACGGCGGCTTTTTTATTGGGAAATCCTGATCTAATGACCGTCGCTTCTGAAACCTCAAAAGTCCAATATAACGGTGATGGCGTTACAACGGACTTTTCCGTCACGTTCAAATATACCGCCAAGGCGCAGATCGTTGTGGTCCATACCGACAGCGACGGCGTAGAAACGACATGGGTGCTGGGAACGCAGTATACGCTGACTGATCCGGGGGCATCCGGCACGCTGACAGTCGAAGTAACGCCGACCGACTACACGCCCGCATCCGGCGAAACGTTGACGATCTATCGCGATCCTGATTTCACGCAAGCCTCTGATTACACGACCGGCGGCGGATTGACGGCTGAAGGTATTGAAGCCGACTTCGATACCCGCGTATTCCAGATCCAGCGGTTGCGGGAGATGATTTCTCGCGCAATATTGTTCCCACAGAGCACCGCTGAATCTGATCTGGCATTACCGGAGCTTGTAGCTGGCAAGGTGCTTGGCGTTAACAGTGCGGGCGACGGATTTGAATTTGTAGATACAGGCGAAGGTGGGGGTGGGGCAGGCGATGTCACTTCGTCAGCGAACATTACCGATCATGCGATCGTTCGTGGTGACGGCGGGGCAAAAGGGGTGCAAGATTCCGGCGTCATCATCGACGACAGCGACAATATCACGGGTGTTGCAGGTTTCACGCTTTCCGGCAATATCACGGTCGGTGGCACGGTTGACGGACGCGACGTTGCGGCGGATGGCACAAAGCTGGACGGCATCGAAAGCGGCGCGACGGCGGACCAGACGCAAGAGGAAATCCAAGATGCAGCTTGGGCGGCTGTGTCCGGCGGTACTCAGACGCTAATCACGGTCACATATCAGGATGCCACGAACGACGTTGATTTCGTGGTCGATAATGATCTCGCCAATTACGACAACACGACTTCTGATTTTCTCGATGCGACAACGGCAGCGAGCACATATCAGCCACTTGATGCTGGGCTGACCGATGTTGCCGGGCTTGCCGTCACCGATGGAAACATTATAGTTGGCGACGGCGCAAATTGGGTGGCCGAAAGCGGCAATACGGCGCGAACCTCGCTAGGCTTGGGCACGGGTGACAGTCCGACATTTACAGCCTTGACGGTTCCGCTTATTCAGGGCGGTTCCGGCTCTGGTGACGACCTCCGTCTTACCTCGACCACGAACGCCACGAAGGGCACGATCAATCTTGGCAATGCCTCAGATGGTGTCTTTTACGACGAAGCGAACGAACGCTTGTCGATCGGCTCGACCGTCAACACCATCACCATCAATGGCGTGGCGCTTGGATCAGATTTCAGCGTTCACAACGATGATAATACAGACGTTTGTTCGGTTGTCTTCCGTTACAGCGATATTGCGGGTTTTCCGGCTTGCATCCTTGGCGCTCGGTCGCGTGGGTCGATTGCCTCTCCTGCTATCGTGCAGGACGACGATGCTCTGACGCTGCTGTCGGCCTTCGGATTCGACGGCACGGATTATGCATTGGCCGCGCAGATCGTGGCAGAAGTGGATGGCACGCCGGGCGCAAACGACATGCCTACGCGCTGGGTATGCCGCACTTCGCCAAACGGCACGCAGTTGCCTGTTGAAGGCTGGCGGCTCGACAGCGCGCAAATCATGACGTTCGCCAATACGCCGCTGGTCGGGGCAAATGCGGTGCTCGATGCAGGCGACATCGGGTCAAGCGTGCAGGCTTACGATGCTGATCTCGACACATGGTCAGGGCTGACGCCAAGCGCGAACTTTCAGACGCTCGTCACGCAGACTTTCGCGCAAATACGCGGATCTCTCGATCTTGAAGCCGGGACGGACTTTTACTCGATCTCTGCGGCAGACACAGCCTTTCTATCACCAGCAGAAGGCGACGCTGCTTATCAACCGCTCGACAGCGATCTGACCTCGTGGGCTGGCGTCACGCGTGCAGCGGGCCTCGACACATTCGCGGCAACGCCGTCAAGCGCCAATCTGGCCTCGCTGGTGACTGACGAAACCGGATCTGGCGCTCTGGCGTTCGCCACGTCGCCAACGCTGGTGACGCCTGCACTCGGAACGCCTTCAAGCGGCAATCTATCGAACTGCACAAGCTATCCCTCAGCGGCGGAAGGCACGAACGGGATTGTCGATCAAGCCACCGACGCTGAGATCCGCGCTGCAACATCAGGCGCTCATGCCATCATGGCGGAAGACCTGTCAACCGCAAATGCGCTTGTCACGCTCACCGATGCTACGACGGTCGCGATAGACTGGACGGCAGGCATCAATTTCACTCTGACGCTTACCACGGATCGCATTCTCGGCAACCCGACAAATGAAATTCCCGGTACATTCAGGACGGTTTTCGTCATTAGCGACGGCGGTCCGGACACGTTGACATTCGGCAGCGAGTATGGGGGAACGCCGCCGACGCTCGATGACATCACGACGACGCAAGGCTACCTACTGTCGATTTTTTGCCGTGCGGCCGGACAATTTCTTGTTTCATCGATGGATGGATCACCGGCATGATCCATATTATTTCAGGGTTCATGAGGTGCGGGACTTCATGTATGATGGAAGCTCTCGAAGCCGGTGGCATGGAAGCCGTCTATTCCGCTCAGCGCGATGAGCGCATGAACAAGAAGTGGGGCGATCCTGACTACAAGCCCAATACCCGATATTACGAACTCGAAGCCGAGGACTATCAGGACGCCAGTTTCCCGTCAGCCTATGAAGGCAAGCTGATCAAGTGCCTGTGGGGCGGGATGCTGCGCCTGAGGCCGGTAACGGAATATCGGGTCATCTTCATGCGCCGGGATACGAAAGCCATCCAGCACTCTCTGACGGCGTTTTTCGGGCAGCCTGTGGAACAGGCGCAAAATATCAATTTCCAGCGGCAACTCGATAATGTTGTCTCGATATTGCGGGATCGTCGGTCTGTTGTTTCCGTGCATGAAGTCCAGTATGTCGATGTTGTCAGCAATCCGCTGGCCGTATTCGAGATGCTGGCCCGTGAAGGATGGCCGATCGATCCGGCAAAAGCCGCTGAAATCCCGCAAGCGCGCAAAATGAGGTTTGCAGCATGAGGGAGTTCAGAAAAAAACGCAAGATGAACTCCAAGACGTTCCTTCTTGATAACGGAAAGCGCATGCTGCGTACCGGCATCCGCAAGCCCTTGCATTATATCGATCAGGATGGAAAGCTCGCTGACATCGACATGACGCCGACGCTCGATCGTGGCCAGCATTTTATTTCGAAAGCGCCTTACAAGGCAAGGATTGGACGAGATTTCCCCGGCTATCGCTACACCGGCGCGCGGGGAACGATCTCGGCAGAACTGGTCTTGATCAACGGCAACCCAATTGCCAAACGCGAGCCGGAATATACGGACAAGCGCTTTTACTGGCGCGGTATATCGCTAGACACGGATTGCGCGATCATCCCGAGAAATGCCCGACTTGACGCCATCGTGACGCTGTACAGCGAAAATGCACCGCGGTCATTTACCTGGGAAATCCTCGGCGACAAGGCAATGATGCGCCCCGTGATTGGCAGAGATGCCAAAGGACGCCCTCTGGAATTGGAACAAGATTGGAGCGATGATCGCCTTAACATCAGATGGACAGGGAAGGTCACGGACAGGGCAATGGCGCGCAGGGGCGTGGTTGAAAGCGACCCTGTCTATCCTGTCTGGATTGACCCTACCGTCAATGAAGAAATTGTTGCCGGTGCGGATGATGCCCTTGAGTACACCGCATTCGGTCCCGGAAGCGGTTTTGACAATACTAATATCTATTTGCCCGCCGGGCGAAATGCGTTCGTACAGTTTTTTGATGGTTTCAGATTTCAGGGGATTGCGATTCCGCAAGGCGCAACAATAGATTCAGCCGTTCTGACGTTGGACATCCTGAGCATTACAGGGGCTCCGTCAGTCCGCATTTACGGTAACGATACGGACGATGCTGCCGTGTGGGCAGATCCGGGAAATTTGATAAGAAACATAACCAAAACGACCGCATTCGCGGCTTTTTCACCAGGTGCGACTGGAGTGGCAACGGTCGGGGTCACCGCACTTGTGCAGGAAATAATAAATCGGGCTGGTTTCGCGTCAGGAAACGATCTGGCGCTCGGCATGTTCAATCAGGCAACGTTGAATTACGAATTCCAGATTGCTGCGTATGAACATGGTACGCGCGATGAAGCTCAACTCGATATCGTATACACGGAAGCGGGGGGAGCTGAGGCTCCGTTCTTGCGACCGGGCGGGATGTTCGGACTGTCCTGACTATGGGTAGTCGTCTTGCCGGACTTCATCGGCGGCATCTTGCGATGTCTTGCAGATCTGTAGACCAAAAATCTTTCTGAAACCGTTCACCAGCCACTGCCAGATTTCAGCCTCTTTCGCCATGCGATCAATGCGGTATTGATAATCTTGCATGATTTTTAATATCCATTGAACAGTTACCCAGTCTAAACCGGTAATCCAAAACAGTCTACTGTACAGCCGCCACAGCGCGGCTTTTTCTTTGAAAGCCTTCACCGAAAGGATAGCGAATGCAATGGTTGATTGACCTTATCAAAGCGATCTTTGCCGCTATATTCGGCGGGAAGGTGACGGTTCCGAAGCCGGAGAAATCGGCAGATGAGCCGGTAAAAGGCGATCCGGCTTGGTTGGCGCTCGCCCGGGCCGATCTCGGGCTTAAGGAGATCGCGGGCCCGGCCGCCAATCCTGAGATCATGCGAGCATGGCGCTATTGTGACTATGACCCGCCAGACGGGGATGAAACGGCCTGGTGCTCTGCAAAAATGTGTGAATGGACAGAGCGCTCTGGACTTCCGTCAACACGCGCGCCGAATGCGCGGAGCTGGCAGAAGTGGGGCGCAGAACTGAAAAAGCCCAAGCTCGGATGCATTGTTGTCTTCTGGCGCGGATCGCTAACGGGATGGCAAGGTCACGTCGCGCTGTATATCGGGCCGGGGTCGAAACCGGGCACGATCAAGGTGCTCGGCGGAAACCAGTCCAATAGTGTTTCGATCACTGATTACAGCGAAGCGCAAGTCCTTTCTTACCGCTGGCCAACGACCGGCGGTAACAGCCGCACATTGCGCGCTCAGACGGCAGGGCTTGTCCTTGGAGACGGCATGACGATTGCGGCCATATCCAGCAAGGGCATTCTGGAAAGCCTGCCAGACGCCCTTGCAATCGGCACAGGGGTGCAGAGCCTTGCGGCATACTGGCCGTGGTTCGCGGTGATCGGCGTGGTAATCAGCATCGCAGCCCGCGCGGTCACGATCTGGGCCCGGGTTTCAGACTGGACCAGCAAGGGCACATGAGATGATAGCATTCCTTTCATGGGTTGGGCAGGCCGTTTGGCCGCTGGTTGGCTTGGTGCCGTGGGGCGGCCCAAAGTTCGGGCTGGTGCTGGCGGCATTGCTCGCCGGCGTCGTTGCGATCGGTGCGCCGGCCGGAGCCGTGTGGCTGAACATGCGCGGCGTGGTCAAGGTCGCCGTGGCGCAGTGCGAAAGCTCCTGCACTCTCCGTATCTCCCGCATGGAAACAGCCGCAGAGCGCACCATTGCGGACATTCTGAGCAGCGCAGAGCCGGAGACTTCGGAGAACGTCGCTCAATATTGCAAGCGCAATCCGGGGCTTTGCAGGAGTGAAGGAAAATGACAGCGACCGTCTACAATATCAAAATGACAGCGCTCGTCACCATGTTTGTGCTCGCTCTGTCCGGCTGCGCTCAAGAGCCGAAAATCATCCGCGAAACGGTGCCGGTGATCTCGTCGAAACCGTATAAATTTATAAAGCCGTCTCCGAAAGACGTTCTGACGAAGGGGACGCTCAACCAGATATCCGGTCATAATTCGAGACACTGGAAAGTGAAGCAGGCTGAGGCCGAGGCGGTGAAGCAATGATTGACCGCCTGAAATCCCTCACCGCGCTATATCTCGTCATCCTAGGCTGCGCTCTCGCCGTCGTCTCCATGAAGGAAGACGATTACCGTTCAAGGGCGTCACGGCTCGACTTGAAAGTCATGACGCTGGAGATTAAAGGCCAGTCCGCCGTCATCGATCGTATGGGCGTCCTGCGTAATCAGGCGCGGGCAAAAGCCGAACAGTTCGAAGCCGCCATGCTCCTGCTCACGATCGGCCTTGTGATCGGATCGCTCGGCGCTCTCTTCGCCGCGCCGTTGGCGTTCATTCCGCTGGTTGTAAGCGGGATTGCAGGTGCCGGGGCTGGTTACTTCGTTTGGGTGGCTGTGTAATACAACCAGCCTTTACCTATCACCGCGACAGGTTAAAGAAAACGGGGTTCGGTTAACTTAAGCAGCGTCCCGATACCGAAGCTCAAGACTCCGGCACCGGGACTGACCAAGGACGAACGAAAGCTTCGCCAGTGGCTACAACCAATCTAATCTAGATAAAAGGCAAAGCAAAGGCGATGAATACTCAGACAGCGGAGCAAGCCGTCAATGGGCATGACAAAAGACATGTCGGATCACCTTGCCCTGATCAATATTCGCGAAACTCAACTGGATATGCTCCATCGCCAGAAAGAGCTGCACAAGCGTCAAGGGATCATATACAGGGAAATCAAGGATCTGAGATTTTTGATTACCTCTATGCAATCGACAGAAGTGCAACCTCCGTCGCGGACGTTCATCGACAGTATTTTGGATCCGATGTCAGCGCCGATAATCAAGTGGGCGACTGGTATCCTGATCATAATCTACCTCGCAAGAGGCGGAGACCCCGCCGCCGTTATTACCTGGTTGACCGGGAGGCCGTGACGCACTATGCGAAGATCGCCGGACATGTGCTATGCTGGGGCAGCATCGGCGCGCTCGCCATCGCAATCATCATCGGCTGAGCCGCACTAACTGGATGCGCTCGCAAAGGGGATGGAAGCCGGAGTAGGTTATCTCGGGGCGCTAAGAGCGGGACGGGGCTATTAGCCAACGAACAGCGCGTCGAATTCCTCCGGCTGCCAAAACAGAACGCTCGTCAGATCTTCGACGCGCGCCAGCGGCGGCAAATCCAACTCAACCAGACGATGCCTCAATACCGGTTCTGTGGGGCGGTGCTTTTCGGGTATGCGCGCCAGTTCATCTTCGGACAATTCGCGCAATTCCGTGACGCGCCGAACGAAAGTTCCCTTGGTGAAAAAGGCCGGATAGTCATTGAAAACTATACCCTTTTCGGCTATCATGTTCAACATCTCGGCTGCGTTTTTGCCGTGTAATTTCTTGTGAGAGTAAAGCGCGCGAGCCGCCATCGAAACAGCGTTTTTTGTCGCGTCAAGTTCGCGCCAGAGCAGCACTCTCGCAGCATCGTCCAATGACGGAAGAGAGTAAGCACGGGCATCGAATTCAGGCGCTTGACGGGAGACGAATTCGGACAGCCCGTTTTCGACAGCAAGCCGGGTGAAAGCGGACGTTGCTTTCGATGCAAGCCGTGAAACGATCTTCTGGTACTTGCCGCCGTGATGGGTCTCGTGTTCCGCATCGAAAAAGACCAACGAAATTTCATCGGACTGCGTGTAGCCGATCAACGCATGGTAGTCCTGCATAATCGCTTTCGTCGTCTCGACCATGCTCTTTGACATTCTAACATCAAACGGACGATCCATGCCGCGCGTGAACCTGGAGAAGCGCGCGCCGTCGATGCGGATGTAAATCGGCTTGCCGATCTCCGCGCGCCGGTCGGTTTCGACCAACTCGAAAGCCTTGCACTCTTCGCCGAGAATGTCGCGTCGCTCGCTCATCGTCACCTCCATCAGGCTGTATAAACAGAACTTGACTTGCTTCTAAAAACAATTAAGAACAAATCGTGATTCTCAGCTACAAATATCGCCTTGAGCCAAATAAGACGCAGTGCGAGATTCTGTCGGGTATGCTTGGCGATTTCTGTGAACTCTACAATGCCGGTCTTGAGCATCGTATAGAAGCTTACCGCAAGGGTGTCTCGATCAGGCGCAATGAGCAGATTGTGACGCTGCCCATCATTCGCCGCGACGCTCCCGACACACACGGTCGATGGTCCTGTACCGCGCAACAGCAGGTTCTGCGCAAGCTCGACAAAAGCTTCAAGGCATTCTTCGCCCGCATCCGGCGCGGGGCAAAAGCCGGGTTCCCCCGCTTCCGTGCCCGCGCTCGTTATCACGCCGCCGATTTCCGCGTCGGGGACGGGCTGACAATCCGCAAGTCCGGCCGTCTCGGCTTCGTCGGCGTTCCCGGTGAGATCAAGGTGCGATGGCATCGCGAGATGCCTAGCAAGCCGAAGTCCGCGATCCTCACCCGTCAGGCAGGCAAGTGGTACATCGTCTTTCACGTCGAGGTCGAAACAGTCGAGCGCGCCGGGCCTGATAGCGTCGGCATTGATCTCGGATTGACCAACCTCGTAGCGCTCAGCAATGGCGAGACAATCGCGCGACCCGGCTGGACGAAGCAAGCCGCGAAGGGCTTGCGCTTGCGTCAGCGCGCCGTTGTTCGTTGCAAGCGCGGGTCCAACGTGCGGCGCAAACGCGTCGTCGCACTGGCCCGCTATCACGCCCGGATCGGCAATCGCCGCCGCGACTTCTGTCACAAGATCAGCCGCGATCTGGTCAATCGTTTCGGTCGGATCGCAGTCGAAAAACTCAACATCAAAGGCTTGGCAGCCGGGATGCTGGCCAAGCACGTAAATGACGCCGCGTGGGGTCTTATCGCCTCTTTCACTCGCTACAAGGCTGAAAGCGCCAGTTGCGAGTTCATCGAAGTCGATCCACGCGGAACCAGCCAAACCTGCCCTGAATGCGGGATTATCGCCGTCAAAACGCTTGCGACCCGAGATCACCGCTGCGAATGCGGCTGCGTCTTGGATCGTGACGTGGCTGCGGCAAAAATCGTGCATCTCAGAGCTTTCGGTTTCATCCCCGGTGCGGGGATTGGTCAGTTAACCCAGCGGATTGCCGCTTAGGTTTGATCAGAAGCCGCCTGCTTTTAGTTGGCGGTAGTTCACCAGGCTGACGCCATATCCCCCCCGCGCCAGATCATCCCTTGCCATCGCCTCGTCTGCCATCAAAGCTCATCGGTCAAATCGTCTGGATGGACGCCGTACAGTGTCGCCACGGCATCGCGCATTTTCGCCTTGATGTCTTGCAGCGTTTCGCGCAAATATTGGTTGCTGGCTTCGAGTTCGCTAACGCCGTTATCATAGGCGATCTCGGCGGCATCCAGAACCTCGTTAGACATGTAATCAAGGTCATGCGCCCCGCTGTGGGAATAACCGATAAGCTGGGCAAGCTGTTCTCGATCCTCCCGGCTGAAATCTTTCACCGCAATCTGGTTCAGATCGAACGGGCCAGCTTCCAGAAGCCACCGCACAATTGCGTTTTGCTTGAATCTTATGACGCCATGCTTATCCGCCACGAGTGGTTGTATCGGGTGTGGTTTTTCGTTCATTTTTTCAATCTCTCAATCTCCCCCGTATAGGGAGAGGGGTTAGGCGGCGTCACTCACCGCCGCGATAGCAGTCCTACCCATCTCTTCGAAGATTTCATCCCATAGCTCCGGCCCTTCGATTCCAAGCTGATCATCTCGGAACCCGCGCCGACCGCTCAGGGCCTCCATATAAATGCGCTTGCCGATCTTGCCTTCTCTTGTCTGCGGGTCTGTGTCGTAGTAGCTCATCTCATCCTTCCTCTATACGGAGAGCATAGTGCGTGCGGTTAGAACAGGCGTGAACGCCCCGATGGGGCGGGCACCACGACGGCACCATCGGTTCATCAGACGTTCCGGCGCAAACAAGCGACATCGTGCGCAATGAGAACGTTTGTTCTCCAGCGCCTGACGCATGTAAAACCGTTGATTTACAAGGTGATTTAATGGAGCGGGCGATGAGATTCGAACTTATGACCCTAACCTTGGCAAGGTGGCGGCGTAGGCTTAAAAAACGTTGCTGCATAACGAAAACCTTAGTTGGGTTTTTCAAAAACCATCGCTGGAACCATCGGTCTCTTGGTTCGGAGGGGATGGTTTGACCGGCCTGCCGAAGCGCCGGGATGAGCCATCCCCTCCTGATGAAGCCTTCACGGTCAGTCACCGGCTTCATGTTCATTTTTCTCCGCGAAAGTGTATTTGCTATTCCATGGCCTCCGAAAGACCATTCGCCCGTTCAAGATATTTTCCTCGGCTTCCAACTTGAACGGCATCCTGTCGCAAAACCATTTCTGCAAAAATTCGGCGTCCTGCCTGTCGAGCGGAGAAGCCGGCACTTCTAAATCCACAAACTCGCGCCGATCAATTCCGAGGCTTTGCCCTGGACGAAGCAGGAGAAGTTGCTGAAGCAAGCCAGCGGCATTGCGCAGTGTGTCGAACGGTCCGCTCATTTCTCTTCCGCCGTAAGAATAGTGCGTTCAATCGCGTAAGCATCGACTCCGTCCTGCAGGTGAGCCGAATGGGGGATGCGATGCTCTGCACCGTCCATCATCCGAACAATGAGAATGCTGTCCCCCGGCATGTTCGCGTAGTGACGGCGATCCCATTCCATGCTTGCAACGAAAGCTGGGTTGATCGATAGGGACCCTGCCTTGACCATCTTCGCGCGAGGCGCTTGCACGTGCTCAATGAGCTTGAGCATGGTGTCGTGTTCGACCAACACAACGTCACTGCCGTTGGACTTGCTGCCTTCGATGCGGCGCAAAATGATGTCAATATCAATGGCCAAGCTGTTCATTTCTGTTTCTTCGCCTTTATCGTCAGTTCAGCCGAGCAAGTCGGGCATGTCGTCGGCATATAAACGGTGTAGAAGATCGTTCTGCATAGCGGGCAGATCAGCCGGTACTCGTCGCCGCTTGGCGCGTCTAAATCTTCACGGTTACGGCTCATGATTTTGGCCTCGGGCGAAAAGTGTCATCCCACACTTCGCGGTTGGTCATGGCGCAGCAGCCGCACTCGCGACCGTTACAGCAATGATACGCATCAGGGTCTTGATCCCAGACCGTTTCGCGCCACTCTTGCAAGAAGGCGCGGAACATGTTCCAGAGCACACGAAGTTTCATTAGCCGGTCTCTCATTTCGCCATGATCTCCGCTAGATCCCTACGAATTCCCGTGAAGCCATCTTCATCAGCTTCGCAATAGCCGACAACCGTACAGAGATGATCGAAGCTCTCGCCGTGCGCAAGCGGATCATCCGGGAACTCGTTATAAAGCCGAACGAAAGCGCCTGCCACCTTCAGCAATCGGTTATAAGCTGCTTGCAGTTCTTCATTTTCGGCATAGAGCCGCTTGTATGATTCCGGTGTCATCGTGATTTCCTCTTATCCGCCAGCCTCACAACATCCGCGTCATTCCGCATTCCCTGCCACCTCGACGCGATGTTCTTCACTTCATCCTGCACTTCGGATTGCTCCAAATGCCCATAGCGCTGCATCGGCATTTTCGCCGTTTTCCAACGCCCGGCGTTCATCAAGAATTTCAAGCTCTTGCCTTCCTGCAGAACGCGGGTTGAAAATGAGTGCCGCCCGATGGCGTGCGATCCGTAGACGGGTTGTCCCGCTGCCTCGCAGGCGCGGACGATCGACTTCCGGTAATTCGATGCGTGGCAGGTGCCGAACAGCCATTTCTGATTTGGCCACTCCGGGATTTCGCGGATCGCTTCAAGCACGGGTTCAGAGAGCGATATCAGCGCAGGTTCGCCGGTCTTCGTGTCGGGGATCGACAATTCGCCGCGCGCCATGTTCAGATCAGATGGCGTCCGCTTCAGCGCTTCCGAGATGCGCAATCCGTGCAAGGTAATCAACAGCGTTGCCGCGCGCTTTGATTCCGACAGATGCGGCCAGACCGCGCGGAACCAGTCTTCACCGGGAAGCTTCAGCGCCGGTGCCTTGTCGTGACCTTTCGGCCTGATCAGGATCGGCGGCGGGCACATCTTCAGCTTGGCGGCATGGTTCAAAACCGCCAGAATCGGTGTAAAAATTATCCGATTAATGTATGATGCCTTGCAACCAGCCTTGGCTGCGACAAGTTCTTGCACAAGCTCCTGCGTCACGTCGCCCAAAGGTGTCTTGCCGATGTGCTCCAAGATCGGCGCAAGGTAGGTCCGTTCACCACCGGATTGCATGTATGACAAAGCCGCCATTGCAAATGTTACCCGTTCACGCTCGTCAACCGCTTCGGCAAGCGGGAGATTGAGGCGCTCGTGATGTGCTCTTTCGATCTGTTTTCCGATGATACGGGCTTCGGCGAGCGTGCCAGCGCCAGTGCCTCGCTCACAGGATCGGTATTCAAGCGTGCCGTCCGCTTTCCTGAACGGGAGCTTGCCCCGGTAGGTGTATATGACCGTTCCGTCTTTCTTGAGCTTTTTTCGGTAACTTGGCATTCGTCTATCTCGCTATAGCGCTGGATGAAATCTTCTCTGACGAGGAAGAATTTACCATGCTGCTTGCCGAGCTTGTGCAGTTTCGCTTTCGATGAGATCCACCGCGCCGATGGCGGCGGATCGGTCGGATACTGCTTCTGAAGCTCCGGGATTGTGATCATGCGGACCTTCTCCGTTTGCGGTGCGTCACTCATCTGCGCGCTCCTTATCCTTCGCCTCGGCATCTTCCAAAAACCGGCGCATGACGGCCGCCATCTCGCGTTCCTGTTCAAGGTACTTGTCGGCTTTGTCCTGATCGACGTATCCTTCACCCCAGCAAAGCGGACAGTCCTTCTCGCCGTCGTTTGTGCAGTAGCACTGGTCGCCGCCGCAGTAACAGGTGACGGTGCGCCAGCCGTCGCATCGCGGGCAGGTCACGCCTTCTTCATCGAAATAATCTTCGTCGTAATCGTCACTCATTGTCGCCTCCGGTATTGAGGTTAGAAGCGGGGGCGATACGCATCTGAATTTCTTTATTAAGCAGATCCAGAGCGGCGACGGTTTCGTCGTACATGGTGCTGTCGCTGTACTCATCTGCCGGGACGATTTGGATTCCATCGCCGATATCGATTTCGTCGGTCTGGTTCAGATGCCAGTCGTGATGTCTTTGGAGTGCGACTCGGACGCCTTCCATGATCAGAATGTCAATCATTATTGCCTCCGGTATTCTCCGCCGTATCCGGGATGTAGGACTTACAGTGGAAATCATGCGCGGTGAGACCCTGAACGTTAATCATGAGTGTGAGCTGCCCCTTGAGAGTAACGAGCGTTTCCACGACGCAATGGCCAACAGATTGCGGCTCATCATCTGCGAGCAGGACGACGCGCCAGTGTTCCCAGAACTTGCAGGTGGAGCAGGTGTCTGCCATCACGCTGCCTCCATCTGCTTTACCGCCAGCTTACGGCGAAGGCGGATGCAGAGATCCAGGCCCGATGCCGTCAGGGCAATCATCGTCTTCCGGCGATCCCGGCTGGGCGTGTGCGATCCAACCAGACCGAGCTTATGAAGCCGCGAAAGGTTGTAGGTCACGTTCGATCCGGTGTAATATCCACGGTGCTGGATCTCTCCTGCCGTCAGGCAGTCGGTGCCGATGTTCATGATCATTATGGCTTGCGCCGCGGTGATCTGTTCCATTCTGGCGGCAGCGCTTACCTGCTCCATCATCCTTGCATGCTGGGCTTGCAGGCTTGGGATGTGATCAGGCATCGGGGGGAGTTGGTTATCGAGCATGCTCTACTCTCCCTCTGTGTCTGGAGACGGGGGAAGGGCCGAATAAAAATCATCTCGGTAATATTCCCCCCTAATAATCTCTTTGATTGCCCCAACTGACACATCATATTTTTTCGCCAACCGTTTAAATCCGCATACATTTCTACAATATTCTGACCGTATCGACTGAGCCACCTCATAGGATAACTTCCTCTGCATAGGCGGCATTACAGTCCTTAAAACTCTCACAGCATGGATGCTATTTTGTGATGAAGTAACCCACTCCAGATTATCCACATTTGGGTTCTTTCGATTCCCATCTATATGATTAACCTCTGGTAGATTGTCTGGGTTTTCAATAAAAGCATCTGCGACGAGCCTATGAATGCGCGCAGTTGCTCGTTTTGAGGGTGAAGAAAGCCTTACGACCAAATAACCTTTTGTGTTTATCATTGGTTTTAATTGGCGTCCGGACCACCTTTGTTTAGTTCCATCAGATCGTATAATAGTTCGCTCTAATGAATACACTTTCCCATCAGGGGATACTTCGTAGCATCCCTCCCATCCGCGAATCTCCTTACGCATCGGATGGCTCCTTTGGTAAGGGCATCCAGTGGGTGGGCTCCAAGCCATTGCTTTCAACGTCCCAGCCAGCGTGATGCCACCGCTCGCGAACCTGCACTCGGCGAAGTTCACTGGTTTCCTCGTCCTGCCAGATCGTGCAGCCAGAAGAAGAGGTCCACCTGCCGATGACAACTGGACGCGACGCGGAGATTTCAGCGGCTATGTGCTCCGGGTAGTCCTCACCATCTACGTTCATTGTTCCGGTAAGCAGGATTTCAGTCCCATCCTTCCGCGCGGTCTCTATTGGCTTCCACTCCGTAGCAGTAAGAAGCTGACGAAGCGCGAAAGGGGCTAAGGCCAGATCAGACATTGAAATAAGCTGACAGTTACCGCATTTGCAATCTGCGCTGTATTTCAGTTTCATTCGGTCTGATAGGCGCTCGACCAGTTCTTCGATCTGCTCTCTGGTAAGATCAGGCATTGTCAGACTCCTGATTGATTTCTATTGGTGTCAGGCTGGCGTCAGCACTTGCAGCGGTCATCTCATCGCCCGTGCCGGGCTCATCAAGCTGGCGTTCAGGAAGAGACGCCAAGGCCTCTTTGGCGATCCGCATGGCCTCATCTCCATCACCGCAAGCAGCAATTCGTTGCATGGTTTGCTCAAAAATAAGTTGGCGCAGCTCAGCATCAAGCGCGGTGAGCCGTTGCTGGATTTCGGCCCTACGAACATTAAGTTTGCTGCGCAGATCGTCACCAACGAGCCTGTAGGCAGTGGCAAGTCTCATTCCGGTCAATTCCCGTCCTCCGTCTGGCTCTGGGAGCGCTTCATATCAGTCAGGCACCTGATGAACCGGTTGGCGGAGATCTTTCCGTTCGCATCCATGAACGATGCCTCGTACTTGATCTTGTCCGCGCAAGCCTCTACTGCTTCATCCCATACGGCAGAGGCGGAGGCCGCTGTCGCCTCGTTCAGCTTTCCCTTAAGCGCTGAGATCTCAGCGGCGGAACCTGACAAATCATGCCGCACATAAAGGACATCGTTGCTGAAAACCTCTTCAGCGCACCAGTTGGTTTCGGATGTGTAGGTGTTGTCGAACGGCTCATCCTCTTCGGCTTGGAGCCAGATCATTTTCGGCCACGTTTTCAGATTAGCTGGCGTCATCGGGGTTCCCCTCCGTTGCAATGGCGCGTAGCATGGCCTTGAACTCGATCCGGTAGCCCTCGTAGAGGTTTACAAGTCGACCCTTTGGGAAATCAGATCCGGATAGCATCAGTGCCAATCTTGTCGTTCTGTCTGGCAGTTTGAATTCAGCGAGCGCCAGCAGCGCGGCTCTTGCCTGCCCCATGTAGAAGCGGTACCATTCGTTTTCTGGGTCACGGCTGATGTATTCCCAGTCGATAGGAGCGTCCGTGACCGGAAGGGTTTTATTGCGTTCCAGAACCAGTGCTCTGGCGACTGCTTGTAGCGGCGTCATTCCTTCACCTCATTGTCTTGAACAGTGTCCGCTTCGACCGGAAGTCCATTGAAAAAATACGAAATCGGAATGTCGAGAGCCTTCGATATTCTCCAAAGGGTGATACCATACGCCCGGCTTTCCCCGCTCTCATAACGGCAGATTATCGATCTGCTTATTCCGGTACGTTCAGCCAGGTTTTTCTGTTCGAGAGCGCGACGCTCGCGCCAACGCGCTCTCTGTGCGCCAACGTGTTGGTCTATGCGGTTCGGTTTCATCTCACCATCTTTCAACTGTGCCATTCATCCGCTTGCGTAGGCCGGATCGTTTGGAGCCGGGGATTGGCCGGGAATATTTCGTCTCAGTCCGCGCGGCCTTGGCCACAAGACGCTTGCCGTGGGCACGCTCTCCCGCTTTCCTGCCGGTTTTTTCCTGATGGCACGGGATGCACAATAGCTTCCCATCTTCAGCCGTCAGCGGTGGCCGCAAGCCGTGTTCAATGTCTTCCATCTCCCAGCATTCAAGCGTATGATCCACTTCGAAAGGCTTGCCTCGCAGTAGGATGCCGCAGTCGTCGCCTTCGCAACGGAGGTTCTCTGATCCACCGGCGCGTTTGAAAATCTCGATGCGGACTTTTTTGCTGAATTCGAGGCGCTTGGTCATCGCTTATAACTTTCATCATCTACAGTAATGATTGCCGCTATTAGCCCACCTTGAATTGAATGCATCTGTTAGCATTCGATTGTACTGAGCATAATTTAAACAAGCAGAGATTTGTCTGCATCCCTCGTTGTCGTCAGCATACCCATAAACGTCAGCTATGGGAGATGATGTGAATGCGCCGCCATGCAATGTCGTAGATACTACGGACATGTGAGAAACAGCTGCGCCAAAGATGAAAACAGCAATGTATTTCACCGTTTCACCACCTTCAAAACCTCAGACAAGGCAACAACCACAAGGCCTGTCATGAGAACCAAACCCGCGATCAATCCAACGATTGGCAAGATCGAAAACACAAACACCCAAAACCCGACGCCAACCGCAATGCATGACACGATGGCCCTGACCCGCTTTCCGGCATCGGTCATGAGGCCTGATCGCTTTTCTTCTCGCGGCTCCATACCCGCGTGGATCTCGTCTTCGATTTTTGAGATTTCGCAGGTGTAAATTCCTTTGTCGTTTTGGCGAAGCCAGGGGCGAGTCATGCTGTTTGCTCCGTCACCTTCTCGCCTACAGGAGGGCCAAATCTCTTATCTGGCGGGATCGTAAGGACCACGCCCAACTCTGCATACTGGCGGTAAATCTGCTCCAGGTACTCGGTCTTCTGCTTCGTTGTCATGATCCGGGTCACCGGCAAATCCAAAGGGACCATCATGCATGCGAGCTTCTGCTCATACGTCAGCGGACGGATGATCGTGTCGTACAGCCTGCGGAAATCGTCGTTCTGCGCTCGCAGGATCGGCACGCCTATGGTAAGCTTGCATTCGCCGCGAGCTTCTTCCGCGGTGCGGTCGCCGAGCTGCTCAGCAATCTCGTTGATCCACAAGCGCTGCAATTTGTTCTGCTCGATAGACCGGATGCCGCCGCGCTCCACCTTCGCCACGAACGGGAGCTTCTGGCTCATGATCAGCTTGATGAGGATCTTGCGGTCCTGTTCGTCGCGAATTATTCGGGTTGTCATACCTTCCACCCATTTGCTTTCGCGGCGAGCCTGTGCCAGATTTCACCTTCGCTCTTTGACATCTTCATCCCGCTGATAAATTTCTCGACGAACTGGACAGACGGCTTGCGATTTCCCAATTCCATGTCCGAGACGTATACGGCTGAATAACCGATCGCCGCGCCGAACTTGCTTTGCGTCATGCCGACATCCTTGCGGTAGCCTTTGAGCATGTCGCGAAATGTCAGCCAGTCCTGCCGGTCGCTCATCTTCTGTCCTCTACCTATGCCCGTATGCGCCGTATCTATTCCGGCGCGTTTCCCAGGCCCGAAGACGGATCGCCCGCACTTCCTCGGCTGGTTTCGGAGCGGCCTTCTTTCGCGGTGCCATGCCCTTCAAATACGGACCATCATCAATGCCCGTGAGGTCGGGCTTATGGTCGTGTTCCCAAGTGAGCGGCGCGGCGCAGATCTGGCAGAATTCAGGATCGTCCATCCCCATCCCCTATGCGCTTGCAGCTGCTTTAAGATCTGAGACCGGGGCCTCCATGCCGCCGTAAGAGCGGATGCGATCGACAACAGCTTCAATTTCCTCATTGAATTGCGCCACCGCCTGAGAAAGTTTGGTGATAAACTTTTCGTCTCTGGCCGTGCGCTTAATGAACGGCGGCAAGCCTGGCCAATAAATCATGAGATCGTTGTACTCGCGCTCGGCAATCCATAATTGCCCCTGAACTTGGGCTCTGTGCCCGGGCGGAAACCTGTCATTCAAAATGTGATCTATGAGAATGTGCGGCAGCGCGGTTTTGATCTCCAAAAGGCCGCGATCATTGATGAGTGAATCCGGGCTGCATCCTTTTTGTCCGTTGCGAATAAAGCCAATCTGGACAGGTTCCACGTCATGCATGAAGGCGAACAGGTTGCGCGCTTCCGGCTCTAAAGCCTTCCCGCGCTCCATGTGCCAGTTCGAGTATGTCTCGGCGGGTTCACCAGTGATCCGCTCGCCCGCAAGACGAAGCATGTAAGTGCGGCGCGTCTTGCTCTCTCCGGCGTCTTGTCCGCTGGCGAGAACAGTCTTGAACATGCTCGCGGTCGGGATTGCAGCGCGCACGCGGAACCACTGCTCAGTCCCCTGTTCAATGTCTTCGAACACTTCCATCATACGGCAATCTCCAACGCCTTCAGGTGGAGGTACACCCGCAAGCACGCCGTCAGATCGACCATCGCATCGTGTGCGCCTTCAAGCTTCTCACCGAAAAAGTGCTCAATGCATTCTTCGAGCTTCGGAGCTTTCGGCTTGTTGAAGCCAGCGGCAAGCATGCGGTCTGTGGGCGGCATATTGATAACGGGAGTGGCCGTTTCCATCGTGCAGAAGCAAGGCTTCGTGATGCGCATTTCCTTGCCCTGCTGGCGCGTCATGGCCACTTCCATCACCATCTTGTCGAAGCGGATGTTATGGGCGATGATCAGGTCCGCGCGCTGATGGAAATGGGCGAAATGCGCGAGTGCTGAAGTCGGAGATACGCCGAACTGAACAGCCCTCTCTGCCGTGATGCCGTGTACAGCTGCCGCCTTCTCCGGGATCTCGACGCCGTTGTCGATGATCAGCGAAAACCCGGCGATCGGCTTGCCGTCATCCTCGCAGAGTTGGGCTGCGAGCTGGACGATATAGGGCTGGTCCGGATGATCCAGCGGAAGGTTCGGTTTGGTAAACCCGCTCGTCTCGGTATCTATGGCTAAGATTGTCATCAGAATTTCATCTCGATATGAGGGATATTGCCCGCGATAATGGCGGCGACGATGGTCTCTGCATGATCCTGGGGGATGCCTCGCTGGCAGATCGCGGTGATGGCTTCCTTGGTGAGCTTGGCGCGGTGCTTCTTGTTGGCTTCGCGTTTCGCCTGCTCGGCAGCGGCGCGCTCCTCCTCCGCCTTGCGCTCGGCTTCCTTGCGTTCCTGCTCGCGGATCAAAGCCTGTTTTTCGGCTTCGGCTTTCGCAATAGCGGCTTGCTTCTCGCGTTCGGCCTTGGCGATGGCTTCCTCAGCCAGGCGCTTTTCATCGGCGCGCGCCCGTTCGGCAGCCTCTTCCTCGCGGCGCTTGGCTTCTTCGGCGGCGCGGTCTGCCGCTTCCTTGGCGATGCGATCCAGCTCGGCTTTCTCCGCCGCTTCGCGCTCAGCCTTGATGCGGGCTTCGTTCTCGGCGCGGAGACGTTCGAGTTCGCGGGCGTCAGCTTCTGCCTTCTCAGCGGCAGCTAGCGCTTGCGTCAGATTTTCGTACGCAACGGCGAGCGCTGACTCGCCTTCTGCGGTGCGTTCCAACAGAACCGTTCCATCAAGCGTCATTTCGGCGAGACGGTTGAGCCTCAGCTTGATTGCGTCGCTATTCGCGCCGTGTTCGAGCGTCTTGTAATCGCGGATGCGATGGAAGAATTCGGCCACGGCGTCTGTGCGCCGTTCCTCCGCTTCTTCCCACTCCGTAACCGGCCAGCGCGCTTCGGCGGCAAGCTCTTCCAGTTCTTCCCGAACTCTCTTGCGTTGCGCATTCACCTGATTGGTCAGCTTCCGCCATTCTTCGGTTCGGCTCTTGCCTGCATCGTCGATGGCTGTCTTCGACCGCGTGATCTGATAGGCTAGGGATTTGATTTTCTTCCGGCCTGTTTCGGTCGATACATCCGGCTCCGACGCTGCAATCTTAGCCTTGATGGAAGCGTAGAATTGCTCGTATGTTTTTACGTCCGTCAGAACCATGACGGGATTGGTTTCGACGAGTGCCGAAATGTCAGTGGTCTGCTCTTTCACGGCTGCTTCAGCCATTTTTCAATTTCCTCTTGGCTGCGAAAATGTTCATCGCTTCTTGGAAACGGCGTGCCGGAAGTTCCTTCACGTCGCTGATGCCGAAATGCTTTTTGAACTGTTCGAGGTCCGATGCGGTGTCATCCAGAAGATCGTTGATCGTCTTCACCTGCACGTCGTTGATCGGCGCAACGCCGGCAGAATTGCCGTCGTCGTCCTTGTTGCCTTCCTTGGTGGCAATCCCGGTCACGGCTTCGAACGTCGCCAGCTTCATATAGGTCGTAGCGGACTTGATTTGCTGGATCGGATTTTTGTTTCCCGACTTGTCTGGCGCTGACTTCATCTCCACGCTTACGCTGTGCCCCGCTGGATGTGTTAGCGTGCAGATTACGATTATGATGCCGTCAGCGTTTTCCGGCTGCTTGATGTCCCAGCTCGCGTCCAGATCGTATTGTCCGAGAACTGCATTGATCGTGTTGACGACGTTGCCGATCGTGGCGTACGCTGAATTGTACTGCTTGTTTTCGGCGTCCTTAACCACCGTCGGTGCGTTGGCTTTGAACTTCGCCTTGGCCTCGAAGAATGCCTTGCGAGCCTGGGCTTTTTCCCAGCGCTCGTGGAGATCCATGAGTTTCTCCATCTTGTCGACGGCATCCCCGCGCTCAAGGGCGGCGTTCAGCATGTCGAGCGGGGTTACGGCCCGCTGCTGTGCTGTCACCTCCCGGCGTTCCTCTACCGTCTGTAGCTGCTGTGCGGTACTCATGACTGCTTCCTCTCTTTGATCAGTTCCCGAAGCTCCTTAAGCTCCTCCGGCGTCATGTGAAGGATCTCCATCAGGAAATCGTCACGGCCTTCAGCGTCTTCCGCGCGCTTCTCTGCTATGCGGAGACGGGCTTCAAGATCGGTGATCTTGGCGTCCTTGGCGTCGAGGGCGGAAACGATCAGATCATGTGTGTTTGAGACCGTTTCGCCTGTGCGAATCCATTCAAGGAGCCGTTTGTTATTGTCGGTCATGCTCCGCTCCCTTCGAGCTTGGCGAGTGCCTTGGAAAGAGCTTCGACCTTCCAAGTTTCGACCGGAACCCAGTCGTCTGATAGATGGCGGTCGAGCACTTCGACGATCTCGGTCGCAGGCTTCAGCGCTTCCCGCAGTTCTGCTATCTCTGCGGATAGGGATTCGAGAGCGTCGGCGGCATCCAAGTGCAGAGCAGGCGCGGCATCACGGCGTAGCCGCTCTATGAGCTGTTGGTTGTCAGTCATTGGAGGCTCCTTCGAGCTTGGCGCGGGCGTAACGGAAGTCACTCGGCCCGAACCACGTCGAGATCGGCTCCCGGTGAATATTCGATGTCCAGCCGTTGTCATCGACGTTGACGCCAAAATCTGAGAAAGGCCTCAGCGCTTCCCGTAGCAGCTCTATCTCTGCTGCAAGCCGGTTATTCTCGCGCGCCAGATCGTTTACGAGGTATGATGTCCCCATATGCATGCCGAGAGGCTGGCCGGGTAATGCCATCTGGTTGAACAGGTTGACGCGCTCTTCCAAGCTTCCCTTGTCGTTGGTGAATGCATTGGTCATTGGACGATCCCCCGCTTAGTGTTCTGATGGGTGATATCGCTATCGACGCCCCAGCAAATCCCATCACCTGATTCATACGGATAGGCGTAGACGGAAATTCTCAGCTCTTCATGCTCACGGGCGCAGCGCTTGCCACGCTGGCGGCATTCCTCTATCACTTCGTTCACAGCGTCCTGTACGCTCTCGCAAAGGTCTTCGAGGCGGTCGCCGGCGGCCAACCGAGCATCCCGTTCTTCCCTGCTTATCAAGCCTTGTCGGTTAGCCGTGTAGAGGTTGATGCGGTCAAGGGGGGTCATGTGCGCTCCGTGAATTCGACTGATTCAGATTCATCAACCCCATGAAGGTCCACGGCCTTTCCCTGCTCGGTAACTCTGAGCCGTTTCTTGTTGTATTTCTCAGCAAGGCCAGCTTTAATGAGGGCGTTCCAAGTCGATCGCATAACGCCTGCGCGTTCGCCTGCTGCGGTCAGCACGCCGTTTTTATCGAACAGGCCGTCGCCAGAATGATTGATCAGCCACTTCAGCGCGCTTTTCTGAGATCCCGTTAAAGTCATCCCGCCACCCTTTCCCGGTTCTCGCGGTTCATCCTCTCCGCCCGTTCCCAGGCACCGGCTTCTGCTCTGTAAAGATCGTCGATTTGCTCGTCTGTGAGCCAATCAGCTCCGCGTTCTGACAGCATCAAGAGGACGCTCTTGCGGAGAGCGGTGAAGCCAGCTTCGGCGATGAAGGCGAGCTTGCGCTCGCGCTCTGTGATCATATCCGTGCCCCTGCATCGACATGCGTTGACCCGACATCACCGCCAGCAGGACGCCGACAATCGTCAGCAACGCCACCTTGTTCTTCCGCCCATTCAAGCCAGTCGTGATCCTTGATCAGGATGAGAGCGGCTTCGTCGTGACGATCTCCGGTGAGACGTTCCTTGAAATCGACATGTTCGGAGCCGACATAAATGGCGGTGATCTCGAAATCTCCCGGCATCATTCCCGGCGCGACATCTGCCGTCAGATCACATGGGAACATTCCGCCCTTGTCGCTGATCGTGTAGCCGGTGCCGTCTAAACTGATGTAGGCTTCTACGGATGGGGTGGTCATTGCTCGCGCTCCACATCAACGAGTTCGAAGTCGTTGCTCACGATGGTTTCGATGGGATGCCGGTCGTTGCCGTATTTGTTGAACGGGCCGAGGCCGAGACCTTGGATTGCCGACTTGAGAACGCCCCGAGCCATTTCCTTATTTGTCGGTCCAGAGACATGGACACGGCGGCGAACGGTCACGATGACATCGAATTCGTAGGTCGGGGGTTTGCTCATTGCTCGCCTCGTGCTTTGGCCAGTGCTGCTTCGACTTTGGCGAGAGTTGCAAATTCTGGGTCACCCTTTCGGGAGCCGACAACCTCGATTGCGTTCGAGATCGCCTTCCGCGCGTCTTCGAGCGCCTCGTACATGTCCCAGCTCGCAGCAAAAAGCTGTGCCGTGGCTTCCAGTTCTTCAGGGGGAGCGCCGCGATCCTTGCCAACGCCACTGACATGAGCCTGAAAGCGGTTCACAAAAAACGGGCTGCCGTCCTCGTGATAATCATCCCGATGCTCAAGCTTATAAATCGTCGTGCGTTCGCGAATGTACGGTCCCGGCGTTGCCTTAAGCTTGCTCATCATCTTCCTCGCTCTGATGGCACTTGCACTCACAAGGCCCGCCATCCATCTCGATGGCAGCAATATCCTGCTCGTCTATGCCGTAGCGGTGTGCATGGCATTCGTAGGCGTCAGGGGAGACGCAGGCGCAGCGGTCGGTCATTGGTCGCCTCGCTGAATTAGAGAGATCTCATGCTGCTCGGCACCGATCCGCAGAAGTTCTCCAGAGCGGTTCCGCAGCCACTCGGCGCGGGTTACGGCCTTGATGCCATCGGGGCTGACCATCTCTTTGTACTGAGCTTCGGCGATTGCACGAGCTTCAGAGACGGTGACGGGGGTGCGGTCGGTCATGTCTCTGCCATCGCCAGTTTGAGCGCTGCATCAATCTTCGCCCGTGCCATAGGCGGCATCGTATTCAGTCCATCACGCTTGCAATCTTCGTCAGCGTCGCGCACCATTTCGAGAGCTTCCACGAGAGGCGTAAGCGGGGCAATCACAGCAATTGGATTGCGGAGGTTCCACGCTGAAACCATGTCCTCTACATGCTCGTAATGGGTGCCTGTCGATGCCTTGCACTGCGTGCAGTTGATCCAGAACCCTTCACATTCAGGGTGGGGATCTTCGTTGAAGACTGCTTCACCGCCGCAGAATGGACACGGCTTGATGCTACAGGTGGCCCGCTGATACTCTTCCTCTGTCGGAAGATCGGGTCCGTCTTCGTATTGGCTGATCATGTCAAGCCGCTCCATCTGTCTTGAAAGGGACAACGACGGCGGACCCATTTACCCCGCTAGGCGAGTCCGCCGCCGCGCCGCGCGCCCTCTTGGCCACAAGAGGGATAGCGCCCCGCTGCAGAAGGTGTTCGGCATATAAAGTGTTATATTCTTTGATAAGCCGCTCGCGGGCGCATTCCGATGCCTTGTATCCATCAGCAAGTACATGCACGCGCTTGTGCATCTCGCACCAGTTGCGATAGCCTGTATGCAGATCCCTGCGCATCCGGTTCAGGACGTGAACGATGTAGGCTACCGCCAGCGTTGACCATCCGGTGACGGCAATGATGCCGTCCCACTGCATGGGAAATACCGCTGAAACGAACATGAGTGGCAGGATCGAGACGCCCGCGCAGATAGAGGGGATGTAACCACGGGCCAGTCGTTTATTCATTGAGTGTTCTTCTGACTGGCCCGCATACTGCTCCTGAGAGGAGTCTGGGGAGGAGATAAGACTTTCAACTCTCGGTGCAGAAATCATTTAATCAATCCTCTGTTTAAAACTTGGTGAGCGGAGAAGGCTTCGAACCTTCAGATTATTCATGAGCCTCATCGGTCTATGCTTCTGGCCAACCGCCTATTGCTTTCCGGGCTATCCCCCTGCGGGGCCGCTCATAACTTCTATGCAGTTGCTCTCTTCCATTACTGAGGGAGGAGGCAGAGAGTTCGGTTATTCCGATGCAGGTTCCGTTTCAGCGCTTTCATCAACCCACGGAGCAGGCAGCAAGCGGCTATCAAAAAACTGAATGAATTCCTTCGCCCGCGCCCGATACAGCGGCGGGATTTCTTCAATCGTCCTGACGTTGAAAGCGTGCGCCATCGGGCAGTTGGTCCAATCGTGGCAGTCCCAAGCGCCTGACTGTTTGATGTCATCCAGCGTCTTGCCGCCAGCGGTCAGCAGTGCGGGAACAACTTCGCGCTTGTACTGGCTGAACTTCAGGCCGTCTGGCATGGTGAAATCGGGAATGTCTTTGGCACCCGAGAGGTAGGCACCCGAGAGGTCGGCACCCGAGAGGTTGGCACCCGAGAGGTTGGCACCCGCGAGGTCGGCACCCGCGAGGTCGGCACGCGCGAGGTAGGCACCCGAGAGGTAGGCACGCGCGAGGTTGGCACCCGAGAGGTCGGCACCCGCGAGGTCGGCACCCGCGAGGTCGGCACGCGCGAGGTCGGCACCCGCGAGGTAGGCACGCGCGAGGTTGGCACCCGAGAGGTCGGCACCCGAGAGGTTGGCACCCGAGAGGTCGGCACCCGAGAGGTCGGCACCCGCGAGGTCGGCACCCGCGAGGTCGGCACGCGCGAGGTAGGCACCCGCGAGGTCGGCACCCGAGAGGTCGGCACGCGCGAGGTCGGCACCCGCGAGGTAGGCACGCGAGAGGTCGGCACCCGAGAGGTTGGCACCCGAGAGGTCGGCACCCGCTTCAACAGCCTTCTTCACTGCTAAGCCTAATTTGATGCTGATCGGCGTATCTTCGGTGGCTTCGATTTCAGCCGTGAAGATCACTGAGCCGGTAAATCGATTTGTGATTTTGAATTCCACGGCGTTTGACCCTTCTTGCTCTTTGAACCCGGACCAAGCTTCAGGGGCGAGGTCCGGGGTTTGGTAGAGTTCGGAGGCGACCGGGGGGAAGCCGTCCGATGAATTGGAATTTAATTCCATTCAAAGGGCGCGTCAAGTGGGAATTGGAATTTTAATCCAATTTATTCACAGAGGCTGATTCGGTGATATTTCCGCTACAGGTTCTTGATGACCGCCATACAGCGACAGATGATCCGTCCGGGGTGGTCGGTGTCGATCAGGTCAATGGGGTAGTCGGCATTCAGGGGGCGAAGCTCTATCCTTGGCGTGCCGTTGCCAGCGGCCTTCGCAAGGCGATACTTCCTGAATACGGCTTTCTCGCTGCCATTTGCGAGGGCAAGGACGTAATCGCCTGGTTCTATTGTGGCTTCCGGGTCACAAAGCAAGGTGTCGCCAACCGAGAATTGCGGCAGCATACTGTTGTCATCAACATCGACGGTAAAGCAGGACGCGCCATGCGCCCGATCGATTGGTGTGCTCATGTCCCCAGACCAGATGCTTAGAATATCGTGTCCCGCTTTATAATTAGAGAGATCTTTCAGTGTGACTTTCGGGACGCGCAAGCTTTCTTCTACATTGGGCAGTTTGTCATAATTGAATAACTTATCTGCGCTATCAACCCCAAAGATCAGGAATTGCTCTGACACATCAAGAGCTTCAGCAATTTTACTTATAGTGCTCCCGCGCGGCTGATCCACCGCGCCGCGTGCGTATTTCGTGATCTGGTGATAGGGGACGCCAGAGCGCTCGGCGAGCACTGTCTGTGACCATCCCCTCTCATTCATCAATTTTACCATGCGTTCATGCCATCTCATGATTTCCACAATAATGGAGATCACAGGCAGGGCACTGGAAAAAAACGCTTGATCTTTGGAATTATAGTCCAATATAATGCCATGAAATGTCAAATCACATTCTCACATGCCAGCAGATTGTCCAGCGTTGCGGCGGACCCGTAGAGCTTTCGAAGAAGGTCGGGCGGACGCATTGGGCCATCTACAAGTGGAACAAGAACGGCATACCGGATGAGTACTGGGATCTGATCATGACGCTGGCGAAGGTCTCCGTCGATCAGATCTACAACGCCAATTTGCGGGCGCGCGGCGCGGAAGGCTCCATTCGCGAGCATGAAGGTGCCGCCGCCTAGTTCCCGAGTTTACCGACCGCCCCTCCTTTCGGCGGGCGACAGTATAGAGGGCGTCCGAAATACCCAATGCGTGAGTCAAAGGCGGTGGGCTGGTCGGCCTGCAATGCAGGCATTATTTGAAGCCGCCAAATTGGGTAGTCCCTCGTGTGTTTCGTAAGCGTTGCGTTCGGCATGTTACGCGTCGCCGCGAGTAAGGATTAGCGAATAGGCAAATCCCTCTAGTTGCCCAGGTCCGCAGGTAGCCCCCCATCGCCTGCGGACCACCCACACGGAACGAGACGATGGCCGGATGGACTGACATCGAAAAGCAAAAGCTCCGCAACCTCCATGCGCAAGGTCTGACTCCCGCTGAGATGGTTGACCATTTCCCCGGCCGGACGCGCAATTCCATCATATCGCGCCTGCGTGACATGAATTTGGCAACGCGCTCGACCTTCCTTGAGCGCGGGATGGCTGGCCGCCGTGAAGGATGGAGGGGAGAAGATACCGATCTGGTCATCCGCCTTCGTTGCAAATGGAATTGGCCGCCAAAGTCCATAGCTCAGGCGCTCGGGAAGCGCCCAAAGGCGGTTTACAACATCCTCGACAAATATACGGAGTGGCCCGCTGCATGAGCGATTACCCTCGCCTTGATGACTACGATCTCCGCCGCGCCATCAATATGTGGTGGCGGAAATTCAACACAACTCAGATCGCCAAGAAGCTCGATGTCGATGAGGCCAGCGTCGCCAATTCCATCGGCCATTGGAGAGACAAAGAATACCTGAAACGGCGGGCCGTGGCATGACTAAAATCGGCGACATCTACCGTCTTCAAATCGACAAGGACGGCAAAGTCAAAGTCGAACGCGATGAGGCCAAGGTCAAATCCCGTAAGCCTGTATGCGCTCGTTACGCGAAGAATAAAACGCGGGTCGCCAAGCGCGGGGAGGTCTCGAATGTATGACGCTGCAGACAATTCGAGCAAGTCATACGACGTGGCGATTTCTTCCCTGCGGGAACGGCTGGAAAAATCGAAAGTCGTGATCGGCGATTGTACGCTGTATTGTGAGGATTGCCGGTTCATCCTGCCGACGCTCCACAACATTGACGCCGTCGTGACCGATCCCCCCTACGGGATTTCTTATGTTTCCTCCAGGAGGAAACACGGCGACACGATCATGCTCAATGAGGATGATCGTGCCGCCATAGATACTGTCGCAATGATGGCGCGTCCGCTTCGGGATGGCGGCGCTATGTATTTGTGCACACGTTTTGATGTTGCGCCGCTCTGGCAGCAAACTATTGAGCAGGCAGGGTTAACCCTCAAGACGCCAATCGTCTGGGATAAGACCAACCACACCAGCGGCGATCTCACTGGCGACTATGGCAATCAGGTCGAACTGATCCTTTTCGCACATAAGGGCCGCCACGTGCTCCGCAATGGCAGGGATGCAAACCTGTGGCGGATAGCCCGCCCGTTGTTCGGGGACCACCCTACACCGAAGCCTGTAGCCCTCATGGCGCGCATGATCCGCAATAGCACCGATGCCGGAGATACGGTGCTGGACGCCTTCATGGGCGGTGGCCCGACTGCGATTGCCTGCATGCAGCTTGGTCGCAAGTTTATCGGCATCGAAAAAGACGCGGGACACTTCAAGGCAGCAGCGCGCCGCATAGAGCAAGCCTACGCCCAAGGCGATCTCTTCGTCGCTGCTCCAAGCGCGAAGCCTAAGCAGCTCGATCTGGAGGAAAGCCTCTCCAATGTCAGATGATTTTACGAGATCCCGCTGTTAGCGCAGCGGGTACACAGTGGCTTCAAAGTCACATCTTTCAACGAAAGTGATGATACCATGATTAAAGCACTTGCATCAACCAAAATCGCCACAATCGCGGCAGGAATTTTGGCATTTTCTGCCCCTGCACACTCGGCCGATATTTTCGACAAACGCCATGATGAAGCCTATGGCTCGGCTCCGCAGGGAACTGCGGTGAACTGGACTGGATTTTATCTCGGCGGTGCTATCGGGTATGGGAACGCAAATCACGACCTGAGCGTGCGGGATTATTTCAAAGGGTACTGCTCTGATAATACGTCTAGCATTGACTTCGATCCGTTTTCCGATCCGGACAGAGAGAAGACACTGGAGAACCGAATTGAAGCAGCTGACCCTAACCCAGTGTGGGCTTCATGTGAAGATGTCGATACCAAAGCGGAACCCGACGAATCGTTTTCAACGATCTCCGGCGACAGCCGCGAAATCGCCTCTCTCGACGGCCTGAACAGCACCGGCCTCGTCGGCGATATCCGCGTCGGCTATGACCAGCAGCTCAGCAATCGCCTTCTGGCCGGCGTCTTCGGCACCTATGGCTTTTCGAGCATGGATGCTGACGGCACGAATGTCTTGTTCGGTGACAGCTTCAAGCTCGAACGCGGCGATGACTGGTCGGTTGGCGCTCGCGCCGGTGTGCTGGTCAACAACAGTACTCTGCTCTACGCCCTCGCTGCCTACACTCAGACCGAATACGATCTGAGCGTCACAAGCAATGCGGCCACTCTCAGCAAGACCACGACCTTTGACGGCATCACTGTCGGCGGCGGCATCGAGTTTGCAGCAGCCAACAACATCTTCCTCGGAATCGAAGGCACACACACCTTCTACAACAAGGAAACGATCTTCGATGTTTACGACGCTGACAGCAACGTCGGCACCAGCGTTGACGATGATCTCGGGGAAACGAAGATTTTAGGCACGCTGAAAATCAAGCTCAACAGCTTCTAATCCCTAACGTTTCACCAAGCCCGGCGGCAATACGCTGCCGGGCAGCAATCAACAATGGAGACTGACACATGGACGAAATGACCGACTACCGCGCCGAAGAGCAGGAAGAGTGCGAGGTCGATAATAGCACTCGCTTTAACGAAAGCGAGCAGCGCCGGATCATTGCGCTGGATATGGCAATCAGGGTTCGCGGCGACATGCCCGACGATGAGAGTATCGTCAAAACTTCCCGCGCTTTCGAAGCTTTCCTTAAGGGAGACTGACAATGACAGAATTCCTAAAAGCCTATTGGCCCTGGATCGCGCTGATCGCGGTCCTCGCAGCACTAGGATTAGCTGCGTCTGAATATATTGACGCCGCCCCGAGCATGCTGCCAGGCGGTGAAGGAACCGGAGGAGAACGCTGATGGAAGACCGTATGCTGCAGTTTTTCGCTTTCGATCATCTCCCTGATCATTTGAAGGAAGTGAGCCGACAATTTCACATGACGGCGGAATGGATCGTCCAGTTCCTTCCTTCTAACGCAGAACGGACGGTCGCCCTGCGGAAGCTGCTCGAAGCCAAGGACTGCGCCGTGCGCGCTCGTCTCTATGTGGAGCCGACACAGTGAGCACCGTAGCAGAAGACGCCCCGGAAGCGAAGCCCCACGGCGGCTACGCGGCGTACCACATCCCGACGCGGATGGAACGGTTCTGGCGCTCGATGGGCTTCCGTTTCCATCATGGCGAAGATCCCGAAGGCGTTGACGATCTTCCGGGCTGGATGCGCTCGGAAATCCGCTTGAACTTCAGCTTCAGCGACAGGCTCCGCCTTTTGCTGACCGGGCGTCTCCGGCTGACGCTGACACAGTACACGCCGGTTCAATGTGATTTCGCGAAGAACCGGCTGGACTGGTCGATCAAAGCTCCGGGGGAACGATGAGAGCGAACGTCTGTCTTTGGCCGCCGGCACGTCCAAAGAAGCAGGAAGCCGAACTTTATGAAGGCATCCGGTCAACGATCATCCGCGCGCACTGTTCGGCCAAGCGTGGCCCGCATCTGTGCTGTGGGCGGATAACGATAGATCGAACCGAAATGCTTCTGCAATGCCCTCTCTGCGGAGATGTGAAGATGCAGCTCGGAAAGGATACGCAATGCGCACACGAGACAAACTAGCCGCCGAGCTTCGCAAGGTTGCTGAACAGGCGTCACCAGCGAATGCAGCGAAATACGAGGCGTTCGCGAAGCGTGCGGCAACCGGAGAGTTCGACGCCACGAAAGAAGAATCCGATGAGTGGGTCTACAGCGAAGATGGTCAAGCCGCTTTCCGTCAACTGCCGGCGGAAATGCGCAAGGTCATCAACGGTGGCGTCGATCCGCTTATCCCGGATGTGAAGCACTAAGGAGAACGCTGACCGTAACCGATCCCCGCCCTGAAGGACGAGGCTTTTCCCTAGGCGGCATTTTAGGCGGCCTGAGAACATAAGGGCGGGGTTACAAGTGCCGCCCTCGCCCGCAACGCGATGTTGCGAGCAGCGTGTAAATCGGCGGGCTCAGAATGAGAGCACGCAACACAGGAGAAGGTAGCTTGATTAGGTCTGTTCCTATCGTCGATCGTTCCGCAGACGCGGCACCCTTTGGAGGTGTAGCGCGGATCGACCTTGACGACCGGAAGCCCGGCGAGACGCGACTTGTATTCGATAAAGGCGCGGAGCTGGGCGAAAGACCAGGAATGCAAGCGCGATCGTTGTGGGCGGCGGGCCTTAACCCTGCGGCGGATATGCGTGAGTTCCTCAATCGCAATCGCGCGCCGGGAGCGTTCAGCCTCGGTAACGAGCACCTTCGATATGCAGTGGTTAGTGTGTTTTCTAAAGCGGGCCTCCTTACCCGCGAGTGCTTTCAGGCGACGTTTTGCGGCCTTGGTTCCACGGCTTTGAAGGCCGGCCTTGCGGCGTGCGAGCTTACTGCGGACTTTCTCGATGTCCGCTCCGGTATGGCTGTTGCCGTCACTATCGAAGGCGAGATTGACGATACCGAGATCGACGCCAAGAACACCTTCGATGCCGATCTCTTCCGGGTCCGGAACGTCGCAGACGCAAGCGAGATACCACTTGCTCTTGACGAACATCAGATCGACTTCGCCCTTGCGGAAGGCGAGCAGCGCGCTCTGGCGTTCACCACAGACGAAGGGGATCTTCTCGCGTCCGGCAAGCGTCCAGATACTCACTCGATCATCGGACAGGAAACGCACGATCCGGTCATCATAGGGCTGTGCGGCGAAGCGGCGGAAGCTGCGTTGCCCGTCTTTGCCGACCTTGTAGGCGTCAGCCACTTTGGCGATGCAACGGACGGCGGCTTGCGCGGTCAGCCCGTACATCTCGCGAATTTCAGCGTAGGCCAGCCGGTGCAAGTCGAATTGCCGGGTCTTGCCCGTCTCGAAGCCGCGAGCGGAGAGGTAATTGCAAGCCTGATTGCAACGCTCAAGTGTCTGCCGCAACAGACTTTCCTGCTCTGGCGTCGGCTTGAGTTTGATATTCGCAATCAGTTTCATTCTCTCCATATTGGAGATGTTCTTGAAAAGTTCAAGCAAGAAAGGCGCGAATTCCTCCCCGGCCTGAACGCCGGGGTATCCTTCGCGGAAATCAGATGAAAGTCATACCGTACCCGATGAGCGCCATGAGGATCAGCTTCAGCATTTGCCCGTTCACCTTCTGGTGGAAGCCGAGCTTCACGAAGAAAGACCTCACCGAGTTTGCCCGCGAGCAGGGCGCTACACTCTGGTGGGCGCGCTGGCTTTGGTTCCAGATTTCTTACGATCGAATGCTTTGAAAAGCGAAAGCCGGGAACAGGCCCGTCAGCCTTCCCGACTTGTGAAGTCCCATCAATGTAGCGTCCCGCGTTCCAGTTCCCCCGCGTATCCGAGTAGCAATCGTAGAGGTAATCATGACTCAACGCAAGGATCTATGGTGGGTTGCTCCGGCATCGCTGGCGCTGCTTATCCTGATTGGCGTCTCTGGCGCGGGGAACTTTCTGTATGGCCTGTCATTCGGCGGTCCAATCATTGGTGCTGCGTCGATCGCTTTCGACTTCCTCAAGATCGTCGCGCTGATCGGCGTTTTCGTCTTGTGGCACAAGCGATACCCGCTGCAAGCCATCGCGCTGTTCATGCTGTTTATCGGCGCGACCGGCTGGTCGATGTTTTCGGCTGTCGGTTTCATGTCAAGCCAGTTTGCCACGTTGCAAGATGACCGTGGAAAAACGGCATCACAATGGCAAGCGCTGACATCGCAGATCGATCAGTTGCAAGAGCGCCGCAAGCATGTCGAAGCGGCGCGGCCGCAGAACACCGTACGGGCTGACATCGACGCTCTGCTTCGTGTACCGGGCATAAACGGTTGTCAGAAAATCGACGGCCCGGTGACGGCACAGCACTGCCCGCAATACGACAAGCTGAAAGCGGAGCTTGGCAACGCCGAGGCGGCGGCATGGTTGGACGGCAGACTTGACGAACTGCGTCAGGAATTGCGCAAGACTGATCGCGTTACTGTCATCGATCCACGGACGGACTCGATAACGGCGCTCAGTGGCGTTGCGGCTGCAAGCGTTGCGCTCTTCATCAAATTTTTCTTTGCAGGGCTGATCGAGTGCGCAACAGCATTCGGCCTTTGGGCTGTCTGGTCACCGTTCTTTGGCCGCAAGATCGTCAGAGAGCCGTTGTCAGCCCCGGAAGCCGATAGCGCTCCGATCGTTGCCAGCGAACCGCCCAAGTCCCTGACAACGCCTGCTGGCCCGTCTGGAGGTACAAGGAAGACTGGCAATGCTCTTGGCGACATGGTCAAGCGCGAGATGGCGTTGTCAGTTCAGTTGTCAAAGCCTGAAAAACCAACGCTTACCGTTGTCAGAGACAAGATCGTCAAGCCGGAAGAAATCGCCCGTGCATGGTCGCTGGAATTCGCCCCTCCTGGCACTGGTCGCCGCGTTGTCAGTGCTGTCAGCGCCCGCTGGCATCACAGCCAATGGTGTTCGATGGCCAATGTCAAAAAGCTTGGCCCGCAGCAACTCGGTCTGGCGTTGAAAAAGGTCGGCGTCGGCATCGACCGTTCGAGCGGAAAGGGCTCGACTTACATCTTTAACCCGATGGAGCAGGAGGTTGAGAAGATCGCCGTTTATGGCTGATCGGCCGTGTCTGGCTTGGGGGCTTGGACACGGCGAGGCTGGTGGGCTGTTGGCAGCAGCCCATCCAGAATTTCGCAGAGTTTGATGAATGACTTGGGGGCTTTTGGCAACCCGCCCCGGAGGCAGAGGCTCAAGAAGATGAGCCGAAAACTGAAACACAACATTTAGCGGTGGCGAGGAGGCCACTTACAAATGCAAGAGATATATAACCGCAAATCATATTCGGCGCAAGCCTTGGATGAACTGCCGCTAGACACCGTCAACATCGGTGCCGATGGCGACGACTTCACGGCGATAGACATCGGCCCCAAGCTTGCGCCACCGGAGCAGAGACAAGCGCTTTTCGCCCGGTTCAACGCCGCCCCCGATGCAAAGTTCATCTACCGTGGCATCATCAGGGAATGGATCACATCCTGCTACAGCGCCAAACACGCGGTTTTCTCGCTTCGTGTCTGTGGCCTGATTGCAGACCCGTACACTGGAGATCCATATGATCTGATGTCTCGGGCCGCTGAAACCGAATTCCCCGGTGTAGCGCTTCCTGAGCGTGTCTCAGCCCCTATTCAACCAGAATACGTCAATCCCGATCTTGTCGCCGCTCTTGCGCCGGCTCGCACGGTTGGAGGCGCAGCATGAAACTAACATACAAGTTTCGCCTTCGCGACAGGCACTCGTCTGAATTGAACCGGCAAGCACGGGCGATAAACTACGTCTGGAATTACTGCAACGAAACACAGCAGAAAGCAGTCCGATCCGGCCGCAAATGGCTAACGGCCGTCGATCTCCAAAAGCTAACATCCGGGTCGTCGGAGATGCTCGGACTTTCAGCGCAAAGCATCTGCAAGGTCTGCCAGCAATACGACCGTTCACGAAAAACAAAGCGCAAACCGTGGCTCCGTTGGCGCAGCCGCAAATCGCTTGGGTGGATACCGTTTCATGCTGAGTCCGTGTCGTTCGACGGCGAGACATTCAAGTTTCGTGGGCAACACTATGACCTGATGCACCAACGCGATTTTCCGGAATGCGCAAAGTTCGGTGCAGGCTCGTTCAATCAGGATTCGAAAGGCCGCTGGTACATCAACGCCGTTGTCGAGGTCGCGACTGCCGACCATGCCCCGCTCACCCGCGTCGGCATCGACCTTGGCCTGAAAGATCTCGCCACACTGAGCGACGGTCGGAAGATCGAAACTCCTCGCTTCTATCGCAAATCCGAGGCTGCGCTTGCCGTCCTTCAGCGCGCCCGGAAATCAAAGCGCGTTCGCAACATTCACGCCAAGATCGCGAACCGTCGCAAGGATTTTCTACACAAGGCCAGCACCGCGCTGGCGAAGGAATACGGGCTGATCATCATTGGCGATGTCAGTCCGTCGAAGATTGCTCGGACTCATATGGCAAAGAGCGTGCTCGATGCCGGATGGGCGGACTTCAAGAGCCAGCTTTCGTACAAGGCAACTATGCATGGCGGAAGCGCTCTTGAGGCCCGTGAGCGCAACACTTCCGGGGACTGTTCTTCTTGCGGTGCAAGGAGCGGGCCGAGAGGCTTGAAGGATCTCCGAATAAGAGAATGGGACTGCGGCGAATGCGGAGCGGCGCACAACCGCGACGTGAACGCTGCGCAGAACATTCTCCGTCTCGGGCTGGAGACGCTTGCAGAAGGAGCCCGGAAATTTGCACCGGGAGCAGCCACCACTGGCTGGAAGGGCTTTCACACGGGAGAGCTGGTATGACCTATCGTGTTCTCTCACTGTTTTCGGGAATTGGCGGATTCTCGCTTGGCCTTGAACGAACCGGCGGCTTCAAGACCGTCGCCTTCTGCGAAATCGAACCCTATTGCCAGGCGGTCCTCCGCAAGCATTGGCCGGAGGTGCCTGTTTATGACGACGTTCGAAACCTCACCATCGGACGACTGGCCGCAGATGGAATTTACCCAGATGTTATCTGCGGAGGATTCCCCTGCCAGGACATCAGCGGAGCCGGACGTAAGGCAGGAATTGATGGCGAGCGTAGCGGACTCTGGGCTGAGTTCGCAAGGCTTATTGGCGAATTACGACCACGCTACGCGATCGTGGAGAACGTCGCAGATTTGCTTGTCAGGGGAATTGGACGTGTTCTCGGGGACTTGGCCTCGCTCGGGTACGATGCGGAGTGGCACGCTATCCCGGCTTGCGCCGTTGGCGCACCTCACGAACGAGACCGTATCTGGATTATTGCCTACGCCCAGGGCATCGGATGCGGACAGGGGAGGTCGCGGCGATCTAATACAGGTCATCCGCGGCAACAAACGGAACAGTTCGCACCGGCTGCCGACGCCCCGCCGATGCTCCGGCCTGCGCTCATCAGGGAGCAACAGGACCGAGCTTTACGAGAGCACTGGGAGACTGATTGGCAAGAATTCGCTGCGTCGCTTCGTGGAGTGGATGATGGGGTATCCGGCCGGATACACGGACTTGCCGCCCTCGGCAATACCCTCGTCCCCCAAATCCCGGAAATAATCGGCAGAGCCATTCTCTCTGCGGGAGGCACCGCCAATGCGTAAACTCATCAACATCACCGCCCCTCAGCATCGTTGCTCCTTGGGCGCATGCCCTGCTGTCTACAAGTTCGATGGCGACAAGTTTTACGGCATCATCGGCAAGGTGGTCGACGATCCAGATCTTGCCGACAGGATTGGAGAAGGCGAAGCAGCCGTCGAGATCCCCGCCGAGATACTCCTTTCGTCACTTGGGGTCACTGATCTGATAGAGGCGGCAGAGCGATCAGACCAGCTAATCGCAGACCTTGGCAGCCTGATGATCTCCTATCTCACCAGGGGCATGGAGAAGGATGCGTTCGTATCCGAAGTCATCGGACGGCTGGACGAACCAGATCCATACGTTTCGCTCCGCTCCGTCATCGATCGCATCAAGGGAGGCGCAGCATGAACACACCGGGACAGGGGCATAATAGCGGGACCAGGCCGGGCAACTGGATCTCCGTCAGTCGGGACATGCGCGATCACAGCGTTGTGGGCATGGGCCAGCCAGTAAGGCCGGCCGACACGGCGCGCGGGTCGTACTCCAAGTACGAGGCTTGGCAGGATCTCCTCATGGAAGCGCAGTGGAAGCCCTTCGAGGTGATCAACCGCGGCAAGTCGGTCACGTTGCAGCGCGGCCAACTCATGGCGGCGAGAAGCTGGCTTGCCGACCGCTGGAACTGGTCGGAAAAGACCGTCCGGATTTTCATCTCGCAACTCGAAGAAGAGTTCATGGTGCGATCCGACGCTTCAACCTCAAAGGGTAAGACAGGGCGCTACAACAACATTCTCACTATCTGCAATTACGACATTTATCAAACGGTTTTCGAGCTGATGAAGCTCAGCGATGAACAAAATCAGGGGCCAGATGAAAGGCCAGATGAAGGGCCAAATAAAGGGCCAGATGAAACGGAAGAAAAACCGTTTAATTACAACGTCATATCAATAGCTGAAGCCAAAAAAGGGCCAGATGAAAGGCCAGATGAAGGGCCAAATAAAGGGCCACAATATAATAAGGTTAAGAATAATGTTTTAATAGAGAGAGAGAATGCGCGAGCGCGTGATGATGGCAGTTCGAGACTGCCGGAGGACTGGTACCTGCCGAACGAGTGGGGCCAGTGGGCCATGCACGAATGCAAGCGTGATCGGGACTGGGTAATCACGGCTTCGAAGAAGTTCAAGGATTACTGGCTCTCGGTTCCCGACAGCAAGGGCTTCAAGAAAAACTGGCGATCGACGTGGCAGAACTGGTGCCGGAACACGTTGCAGCGCGAGGCCAAATACAACCAGACCAAGCCATCCGACCCGAAAAGCAAGTATAGCAAATTCTACGATGGGGTGCTCTGATGGAGATCGGCCGCATCAAGCAAGCCCTTGCGGACAAAGCGCAAACCGTGGCGGAATACCTGCTGCCGAACGGCGTGAAGCAGTCCAGCGAATGGCGCGCCGGGTCCGTCGGTGGCGAGAAAGGCCAGAGCCTCGGCGTGCATCTGACCGGCGCGAAGGCTGGCGTGTGGAGCGATTTCAGCACCGGCGAAGTCGGGGACTTGCTCGACCTGTGGGTCGCGGTTCGGCGCGTGACGCTTGCTCAGGCGATGCAGGAGGCCCGCGACTGGCTGGGCTTTGAGCGTCCGAAACCGCACAGGGAGCCGAAGAAAAGCTATATCCGGCCGCCGAAACCGAAATGCAACGCGCCGCGCGGCCGGGTGAAGGATTACCTGATCGAAGAGCGCAACATCCCCGACCACATCCTGGCTCGGTACAAGATCGCTGAGCAGGGCGATTTGATCGTTTTCCCGTTCCTGCTGCCGGATGGCGAGTTGGCGTTGGTCAAGGTTCGCAAGGCCGAAGCTGGCGCGAAGCCGAAGCCGACAACCACGAATGCCGAGCCGGTCCTGTTTGGCTGGCAGGCGATCCCGGATAACGCTCGCGAAGTCACGATCACCGAGGGCGAATTGGACGCGCCATCGATGGCGGCATATGGCTGGCCGGCGCTTTCGGTTCCTTTCGGCGGCGGCAAGGGCGGCAAGCAGCAATGGATTGAGAACGAATTCGAACGCATGGAGCGCTTTGAGAAAATCTATCTCGCGCTCGACATGGACAAGGGCGGCAACGAAGCGGCGGAGGAAATCGCCGCGCGGCTTGGGCGGCATCGCTGCTACCGCGTCACGCTTCCCCTGAAGGACGCCAACGAATGCCTGACAAGCGGCATCCCGAAAGAGGCCATCGATAAGGCCATGCACGAAACTGTCAGCCTCGACCCGGAAGGGCTCCGTAAGGCGAGCGATTTCACGGATGCCGTCATTCACCTGTTCTGGCCGGCCGAGGGCGAACATGTCGGCTATCACACACCATACGGCAAGCTGAAGGGCAAGCTCCTGTTCCGCCCGGCCGAAATGACATTGTGGAGTGGCGCATCCGGCGCGGGCAAAAGCCAGATCCTTTCCGACTGCGCAGTGGACTGGATCAAGCAGGGCAGCCGCATCTGCGTTTCGAGTCTGGAAATGCGCGCCGCGCAATCGCTGAAACGGATGTGCAAGCAGACCACTGGCGTCGAGCGCCCGAGTGCAAAGGCAATCGGGGATTCGCTCATATGGCTGGATCAGGGATTGCTGCTTTACGATCTGGTCGGCAAGGCTGGCGTCGCCCCCATTCTCGAAGTCTTCGATTATGCCCGCGCCAAATATGGCTGCGATCAATTCATCATCGACAGTCTGATGCGGCTCGGCGTCGCCAGCGACGATTACACGGGCCAGGAAAAGGTTGTGTTCCAGCTCGTAGATTGGGTGATTGAGCGAGGCGTTCACCTGCATCTCGTTGCCCATTCTCGCAAGGGAACGGCATCAGCTGGCGCACCGGAAACCGAGGACATAAAGGGCGCAATGGAGATCGGCGCGAACGCTTTCAATATCATGACAGTCTGGCGCAACCGGCAGCTTGAAGATGAAATCCGCAAATTGGAAGTTGCAGGAAGTCAAGAAGAAGCCGAGCAATTGAAAGAAACTCCAGGTGTTTTGCTCAACGTCGCCAAGCAAAGAAATGGGGATTTCGAAGGAAAAATAGGACTTTGGTTTGACCAGAATACTTATAGATACTATTCTGCTTATGACAGAGAGATGTGGAATCGCGACTATTTGCAAGTAAGCATGGCAGCGTAGAAAGGTAAGACGATGAGCAAAGATCAGAAACAAGTTTGCATGTACTGCCGTCATTGGGCTTGCAGGGATCTCCATGCGCCCGAGAAGGTGATGCCAACTATCGCCGGCGACTGCCGGTTATCGCCGCCTCAGTTAGTCCAGCAATCGTATGGACCCGGCGAGCCTTACGCCACGACAGCGTGGCCGACCACGAAGGGTGCTCATTGGTGCGGGTCATTTGCGGATCGTCCGGATAATCATGTCGCGGAACTTCCCGATGCTTGGGAGCATATCAGCGAACCGGTCGCCCGCGTCATCGAGAAAAGCAGCCGAGCGTATGGCGGCGAGGACGCGGCATGAACTCTGACGCCACCACAGATCAGATCCTGTCCCGGCTCTGCGAAGTCTTGAATGACGGCATGGGTCGTTTTGAAGCCCGCGCCCGTGGGGACAAAACCACAGGGCGCGGATGCGCAAGGAAGGGAAAATCTGATGAGCACTTCAGATCTAACTGCTGCGCGCATACGCAGACATGAGGACTGCATGAACACCACCTGCGAGGAACTACTCGCTCTGGTCAAGGACGATCTTGCGAATGGCGGCTACAAAAATGCCAAGCGCATGGCGATCATCGTGATCGATGAGGACGGCAAGGGCGATCAAAACATCAGCAGCTATCGTTGCGGCATGAACCGTGCCGAGGAGATCGGCTATCTTGAAATGGCGAAGGACGACCGGAAGTCGGATTGGGTGATTGCATGACCACCTCAGAACAAAAAGCCAGAGCGATCGTCGCCAAGTTTCGGCATGACTATTTCCGCTCGGATATTCACCCGGAAGATTCGGTCGATCAAGCCGTCTCCGCCATCTCCAAAGCGATAGACGATGCCGTGAGGGAGGAACGGGAGGCTTGGGAGCAAGCCGTCTGGCAATACAAGGAAGTTTGGTCTGAAATACTAGAATCGAAGGGTGATGATAAGTTCTGGGATACCGTCGTCAATGCTAAATTCAACACCCTCATTGGCATTTGCGAACGAGCTGAACGGGTGCGTCAGAGGAGCCAGTCATGACCGACCCCATTATCGAAGCTATGGCCCGCGATCTGTGCAAGCAGGACGGCCACAACCCCGATAACATGCGCGGTGGGTTCGATCGCGAACAGATCTGGAAAAGCTGGGCACCTGAATGCCGGGCCTTTCTGAGGACGTACCGGGCGATGGTCAAGGCTGAAGCCTCTCACGAGCCGCAGGAGGCCAAGGAAGCCTCCGGGGCTATCATCGATGCTAAAGACTAGCTTCGGGGCTGTACGGCCCCTACACGCCCGATCTGAGGTGCATCTGAATGACAGAACGCGAATACGTCGAACACATCCGCTCGAAAGCGGAGGCTTACATGGCTGAACTCGATAACGAGCAGCCGCTCATGAAGCCTATCACCGAATGGGAGAATGTAAGGGCGGGACTGTCGGCTCAAACTATGGTGGTGCTTTGCGAAGCGTGGCTTGACGCCGAGGTTGTACGTAAGGAAATCGAGGGGACAGAAGCAGAATGAGCGTAGAAGAAGCTCCTCCTAAAGTCAGCATTCGATTGACGCGGCAACAGCGCGCCGAACTAAAGCAGATGTTCGACGGTCTCTGCGCCTATTGCGGCGAGGAGCTTGGCGATCGGTGGCATGCTGATCACGTCGAACCCGTTCTTCGAGTGAGCCAATACGTCAAAGGCAAAGGCTTTGTTGCGACGGGTAAGATGCTATACCCAAACCGTGACGGTATTGAGAACATGATGCCAGCCTGCATCCCTTGCAACATCCATAAACACGGAATGTCACTGGAGGGATGGCGCATGTATCTGGCCGACCTTACGGGCGTGCTCCGGCGAAATCACGCCGTCTATCGGCACGCGCTCCGCTTCGGATTTGTATCAGAAAATCCGAAGCCAGTCGTATTTTACTTCGAGCGATTAAGGGGCGCATCAGAATGACCGACCGCAAGCCGAGAAAGACACGCAGCGCAGTCGAGCAGCATACGAGGGATGCATGAGCAAACGCAAATCCACACGCAAGCGCGCAACGACGGCGATCGCGGCGCGTCCGCTTACCGAAGCCCAGCTTGAGACATTCATCCACGCCGGGCCGGTGACGAAAGAGCGCCGCCAGCATGCGGACATCGCCACGGAGATCATCGAGAAGACCTCGGACGGCTGGCCGATCCAGGTTCGCCAGATGGTCTCGACGCCGGTTCGCAAGCTCCTGGAGCAGGAAGCTGTCGGCTTTGCCGAGGTCTTCGGAGCAACCATGCTCCGCTGGGATCACGACATGGCCCTTTATAACCGATTGTCCGGAAAATGGGAAATGCGCGTTGACGGCGGCGGCATGGGTATGGCTGACATGGAAAAGCGTCTGTTCCACGCGAAACGCATGCGGGAAGCTTTCATGCATCTCGGTCACGAGCTGGGGCAGATAGCATGGCTGTCGGTCATCGAACGCCCGATCGGCGATCTGAAGGCCACGCATACGTCAGTCGGGCAAAGCCTCCTTCCCAAGGGCACCGGCGTTGAGCAACGCGGGGCTGGCAAGGGCAGTCTCGTCATCACCGTGAGAGAGCTTTCAAGGTTTTACAAATTGACAAACGCGCCTGATCTGCCCTATGTTCAGCAGATGGCGATGCTTGATTGCGCGCTCGACAGAAAAAAATTCAGAATAACTGAAAAAGTTGCTTGACACGACGTATATGTTTGTGGTTCAAGAATTATTAGCATGTGGAACTGCGTCCAGTTTCCACTTTTGCGCCTTCAGGCCCAAGCGAACATCCCTCACACACAATCGATATGATCTGAGCAAGCGGATTGCTTTCGCGCTATGCCTGTTACGCATTTTCATGATTGACGGATTCTCATCGAATCACTAAGGCTGATTCTTGTTAACAGGCAGAAACCTAGGCTTTCAGACCGTTTAGACATAGTAAGCCCTGCCCATTTACAGAGCTTCTATGTCGTGGTTCAGAAACCTGAGTATTCCGAGCCGCCCATGAACATACCAGCTTAGCTGGCGCTGCACTTGCTGGCCTCATCTGAGGCAGGGTAGGTTAGTGGTCACCCATTTGATCAGCAGATCGCCCCGGCTCTTTCGAGCCGCAGTAACGGACTACCCCGGCAGCTAGTACAGCAACCGCCGGGTTCGATGCGGGCACTTCCCCCGCTCACTTGGTAGGCGTTCGGTTCATCCGGTGTTTTAGGTCTGGTTAACCCCCGGAACCGAAGCACACAGGGTGCCGCGTATGGTCCGATCTGCTTGGGTGTCTGGGCGACAATAGGCAGATTGGCTACTCGATACGCAACGCACAAAGCCCCGCCGAGGCAGGGTGAAAAACTAGTTGACGGTGTTGGTGAACTGCATTATGCAGGAATCCTATCTAAAATTTCGGTGGTCTGCTTGATTTTGCCGTCTGGCAGACCGCCAATCCCTGTTTAGATCACCATCCCTAAATTAAGCAAATCATTTTTTCTGATATCGGACAGCGTTTGATATCCGGTTTTGTTATATCATCAGCACAGCAAGGTTTGTGACCCGATGCCTATTGTGGGAAAACTGGGCTAAAACTCTTGCGCAATCGCGAGATTAGGTTAGAATCCTTTGATGATTTGAATTCCACGGGAGAGCTGCGGGATTGGGTCTTAGACCCTTCGCCCTGATCATGGTAGAAGCCCAGATCGAAACAGCGCCCTGACGGACCGCTCGTATTGGGGCGGTAGCGAAGTAATGTCGTACTTTACACGTCTCCTGTCAGTAACGAGGCAGGCCGTCAGGTTTTAATTTCAGTCGCCATCTCCGAAGCATCGCCTCAAGAGGCGCGTTCTCGAAAGAGATAGGGATGGCGACGCAAATATTCGGCAGGGACGCGCCTCGGACAGCCTGTCGTCTTCGATTCTCCGGGCGTATTGACAGAGTGCGGTGAAGTGGCCACTTCGACTGCTAGATGTCTTGGGGATGCGAAACTGGTCAGTAGGGCGGGGTATTGATATCCCCTGCCTGAATACCGGCCCCAGCCATTTATTCAAGTTTCCCCAGTTGTCCGTGTGAGTTGCCCCTCCGGTTAAGGGGCCAGACCTGTACCGCACACGGGGCAAGGCGTCCGGGCGCAACTGAGGAAGAGTTTCTGGCGGCATGCGCTGGAACAACCCCGAGCACCTACGCGTGGTGCAGCATCCTTTAGCGATGTGGATCAGGGGCCAGGGGCCGCCAGAAAGCCGGGAGAGGAAATTGAATTGAAAAGCCCTATCATTCCGCCAGCGAGAGATCGGCGAGTCTTTCGAGGTCAGACATGAAAAGCCCTATAATTCCGTCATAGCTGATTGCGGGAGACCACGTGTAAAGATTCCTTACACGTGGGTCAGTCTGGCCAGCAATCCCTGCTTAGCGCGAAATGCAAAAAAATCAGCGCCAGTGTAAGGAACCTTGCAGGCTGCGACTTAATTTGCTACTATTTCGGCATGATCAAGATGCCCGGCAAGACATTGTGCGACATCCGCAAGAAGCTTCGCATGAGCCAAGAGCAGTTCGCCCAGCTAACCGGCGCGCACGTTCAGACACTATCGAAATGGGAGCGCGGCATTCATCCGGTGCCCCAAGTCGTCGCCATCCTCGCCACGATCATAGAGGATGATCCGGTTGCATGCGATCGTGCTGAGAAACTCGCGGGGATAAAATGAGCGAGCGCATCTGGAACACCGAAAAGCAGGAATGGGAGTGGCCGGTTCGCGAAGAGCTTAAGGCTGCTGCATTCGAAGCAATGAAGCTTTTGACCGACGACGAGCGCATGGAGGTCATGTGGAAGTTTTGCAAGTCCTGCGGCAGTGATGATCCTGATTGTCGGTGCCGGAACGACGAATGAGAGCAGTTCTCCTACTTGTAGCAGCCCTTTCGCCGATTATAATCCTCGCGGCCATCGGTATTGCGAACGCGCCTTCGGCTGGCGCAGATTGTGATGCAAGAGGCGGCGTTGTTGTCGCGCGTGGCTTCGGAACGGCTTGCGTGATGCGCGCTGACCGGGCCAAGCTCAAGGAGCTTTACAGATGAGTGAGGGACACGCAAGAAACGCGCCGAGGGAAAATCACATGACTGAATACGACCCAATCACAGATCCGGTCTTCGCGGTTGTCGAAGCGGCCCGCAGCGCTCTGGTGGGTCTCTGCTGCGCCGTGACGGCTTATGACGGTCCAAGCGACCTTGAGCGTGCCGAATTCGAAGCTTCTCGCTCCGCCCGTTAGATAAACAGGAACAACTCAAATGCCAAAGCTTCAAGGCTACCCCAGCAAATCCAGCAAGAAGATCGTCAAGCCCAAGGGATCGAAGTCCATGAAGGCTGGCGGCAAGAAGGGGAAGAAGTAGGTCGAAAGTAGATGAGAAAGTAGATAAGAAAGTAGATAAATGGCCAAAGGTGAAAAGACTGGCGGTCGCAGAAGGGGAACTCCGAACAAAGCGACCACTGCTCAGGTAAAGAAGGCTAGGGAGATAGCCGAATCTGGCATGACTCCGCTTGAATACCTGCTCAAGGTCATGCGTGACGAAAACGTACCTCAGAATGAGCGGGTTGATGCAGCAAAAGCTGCAGCGCCTTATGTCCATCCGAAGCTGGCAAACATCGAGCATAGCGGAAAAGGCGCAGGCGGCGCAATCCAGATCATCATAAGCCCCGATGACGCAAAATTATGACAGTTTCCCTTACGGAGAAGCAGAAAGAAGCTCGCATCCTACTCGGCGGCGACCAGACCCACACGCTCCTGGTCGGTGGATCAAGATCAGGAAAAACGTTCCTGATCATGTATGCGATCATAATGCGATCGTTGCGCGTTGGTGGCGCAAGGCATTTGGTTGCTCGGTTCAGATTCAATCACGTAATCAGTTCGATCTGGCATGACACCTTTCCAAAGGTGATGAATGCAGCTTTCCCGGGCGTTTCGTATAAGACCGATAAATCGTCATGGCTTATCCGCTTTCCGAATGATAGCGAGATATGGTTTGGCGGCCTTGACGAGAAAGAGCGCACAGAAAAGATTCTTGGTCAAGAATACTGCGGCATATTCATGAACGAATGCTCGCAGATCGGTGTGGCGACCGTTGAGACGGTTCGCACCCGCCTTGCCCAAAATGTCGGATTGCCGCTACGCATTTGGTACGATTGCAATCCCCCGCTCGCTACGCATTGGACGCACAAACTGTTTGTCGAGAAGCGGGACGCAACGCCGCCTTACAAGCCGCTCACCAATCCGGAGCAGTATGTCTGGCTTCGCATCAACCCGGTTGACAATACGGCGAACCTGCCAGCCGAGTATATTAGGGAACTTGAGACTTTAGGACCGAGGGCGAAGGCCCGCTTTCTCGAAGGCAAATGGGGGTCCGCCGGCGAGAATGCGCTCTGGTCATACGAGGTTATCGAGCAGCACCGTGTTGTGTCTCACCCTGATCTCCAGCGCGTTGTTGTGGCCATTGACCCGTCTGGCACGCATGGGGAGGAAGACAAGCGCTCCGATCATGTCGGTATCGTGATTGTGGGTCTGGGCATAGACGGTGACGCTTATGTGCTTGAAGATCTCACGATCAAAGCCCCGCCGGCGACATGGGGTCGGGTAGCTGTGATGGCATATGAGCGGCACGCTGCCGACGCCATCATCGGCGAGACGAACTATGGCGGCGCGATGGTGGCTCATGTCGTCAAGACATCAGCACGCGAGATGAATACAACGATCTCCTACAAGGAAGTGACGGCATCGCGAGGCAAGGTCGTAAGGGCTGAGCCGATCGGCGCGCTCTATGCGCAAGGCCGAGTGCATCATGTAGGCAGTCATCCGGAGCTTGAAGACCAACTCTGTTCATTCACGACTGCAGGCTACATGGGCGACCGTTCGCCCGACCGCGCTGATGCCTGCATATGGGGACTGTCGGACCTGTTCCCTGGCCTTACGCGCAAGGCCAAACCCGGCAAGGTCAGCCACGAAAGCATGTCGGGACACGACGCACATGGATGGTAACACGTGAAACCAGGCGACATTCTTGAGCTTGCCATCTGGCTTGCCGGCACGGAAACCGAAGCTGATCTTGCAAATTGGAAATCAGGCTGTGACGGCATCGCCCGCAAATGCGAGAAAGAGCATGGCGTCATCATTGCGCCGATGGAGTTTGTCGTCAAGGACGTGATGGATGACCGCGTGCCGCCAGTGCCGGATCACATCTCCGGTCCTGATGTCAGGCTGCTTGTTGGCGAAGCGATCGTGAAAGCATGGGCGCTGACGCCACGCGAAGATCCCGGCTTTGTTGCCGACATCGAGAAGGACGATCTCGAACGGCTCCGCGCCATGACCCGCAAGGCTCACAGGAAGGCAAAGCCGAGAGATCCAGCGCTCACCGACCGTCAGTGCGACCAGATCATCAACAGTCTCGGCCCGGACGCCGCCGTGAAGACGCTCAGAGGCACCGCTGATGGCCGAAGCCTTCACTAGGCCGCTGACGCCAGAGGAAATCAAGAATGGGTGGACAGCCGAAACCCTGGCCGTCTATCTGCGTGACAGCGAGATGCGGGCACGCAAGCGCATCCTCGGCGATCCTGACGCCAAGCCGATGCCGAAGATCATCAACGGATCGGCGTTTGATCCACATAATTGGTAATAGGGAATAAGCATCATGAGCGGACTATTCGGAGGCGGCAGCAAATCAGCATCGACCGCACCTGTTGCAGCATCTGCGCCAAGGGCAGCAGCAGAGGCAGCGCCGGTTACGCAGACAACGGGCCGTCCGGTTGCCGCCGGCGGATCGACGGATCTGATCCGTCGGCTTGGTTTTACCGGCGCGAGCGGCCGCGGTGGAGCAACGGGCTCGTCGATGCTCGGCAAGTAGTCTCCGCACAATTTACGGATTTGCAGGCCCTTCACGGGGCCTTTTTTATTGGAGAACACGCAGATGGCAGGATTATTCGGCGGCGCAAAGGTAGAGCCGCCCAAGGCTCCGGCGGCGCCGCCCCGTCTTTCCGAAGGCCAGGTCACATCGAAGGAAGCCCAGGGAGAAATGCGCAAGCGCCGCGGCATCGAAGATCAGATATTCACGCTCGGCCGGCCATCGCGCCCCGGCTATAACTCGATGCTCGGCCAGTCAAGCAATCAATGACAGCTAAAGTCTGGGACATCCTCGACCGCCAGAAGCGGATGGAGAATCGCAAAAGCCCGTGGATGGAATACTGGCAGCGGCTCGGCGACATTCTGCTGCCGAACAATAATGATTTTACCACGAGTCATTCCGCAGGCCAGCCGCGCACCGACCGGATATATGATGGCCAGCCCAGACTTGCCGCGCGCCAGCTTATCACCACTGTAGACGGGCTCCTCAAGCCCAAGCATCAGCGCTGGTTCTGGCTGACCGTGGACGATCAGGATCTCGCTGAGGTCGATGAAGTCAAGTACTGGCTCGAAGACACGACGGATCGCATGTGGCACGCGGTCTACCGGCAGGAAGCCAAGTTCACCCAGCGCTCCGCCGAGGTCGATGAAAGCCTTATCATTTACGGGCTCGGCGCGCTCTGGTGCGGTCTGAACCGCGATCAGGACGGCCTGTCGTTCCGATCTTTCCGGCTCCGCGACTTCCATATCGATGAAAACGGCGACGGCGTTGTCGATGTCTTCTCCGTCATCGAGCGGCTCACCCCGCGCCAAGCCGTGCAGCGGTGGGGCGAGGAGGCGATGTCGAAAGGCGCGCTCGACAGGCTGAACGGCGACGCCAAGATGGCGGACATGAAACTGCCGTTCCTGCAGATGATCTTGCCGCGCGACGACCGCGATGCAACGAGGATCGATTCCGGGAACAAGCCTTACGCATCGATCGTCATCGATGTCGATAATGAGCACGAGGTCAAGGCGTCAGGCTTCGACGAGTTTCCTGTCGCGGTGCCGCGTTGGGATACAGCGCCTGGAGAAATCTATGCGCGCTCACCTGGTATGTATGCGCTTCCCGACGCCCGCACGCTTCAGGCAATGGCCAAAACGCTTCTGCGAGGCGGTCAACGCGCTGTCGATCCTCCGACATGGGCGATCTCGGACGGTGTATTGTCGCCGGTGCGCACCTTCCCCGGTGGCTTGACCATCATATCCGCCGATGCCGTCAACCAGATGGGCGGCCGTCCGCCGATCGGCGTTCTCGACATGGGCGCGAACATTCCGCTTGGCCTCGAGATGCAGCAGGATGTCCGCATGCAGGTCGAGGCGGCGTTCTTCAAGGACATCTTCGCCATGCCGATCGAGGGCCGCCAGATGACGGCGACCGAGATCCTTGAGCGCAAGGAAGAGTACCAGCGCACCATCGGTCCGGTGTTCGGGCGTCTTGAGTCGGATTACATCGGCCATATCACCGAGCGGATCTTCAAGGTAATGATGCGCTTCGGCGCATTCCTGCCGATGCCGGAGATCCTTGCCGAGGCTGGCGGGCTCAAGTTTGAATACATGTCGCCGGTGCAGCAGGCGAGAAAGCAGTCGGAAGCAGCCGGCCTGATCCGCGCATTCGAAGTGCTTGGACCGCTTGCCGAGGTTCAGCCGGAGATCATCGACAATTTCGATGGCGACCAGATCGCGCGCGACGCCCCGGAGTGGGCGAACTTTACCCAGAAATGGCTGAGACCGAAATCAATCGTAGAGGAACTCCGTGCCTCAAGGCAACAGCAGATGGAAGCAGAAAGCGCAATCCAGACCGGCATTCAAGGCGCGCAAGCAGGGGCAGATGTCGTCAAAAATATCGCACAAGCCGAACAGTCCGTCATGGCCGAGCCAGCAGTCGCTTGATGATATCCGGACGTTGTTCGAAGCGCTCGGCCCGGTCGCAGCAAGTGATGATGGTCCATACACGTTCCTCGATGAACAGCGGGATTTCCTCGCCGTCTTCAACGGCAACAGCACACCGGAACAGGGCCGCCGCGTGCTGAGCATCATCGCATCTGTCTGCGAAGGCCCGGCGGTTTCAATTCATGAAGTCTCAGACCATGCCAAGCTTGCATGGCGCTACGCCACGCGTTCGGTAATGCATGAGATCACCCTGCGGATGGCCGGACGCCGCGGCCCGGTAAAAGTTGAACAACAGCAAGAGGATGAGTATGTCTGATCAGCAGACGAGTGAAAGCACTGGCGCAACGGAAACTGCGGCAGAAAGCACAGACGCCGATACCGGCGCCGTAACGGAAGCGCTGGCGACCGATGCCAATGTCGCCGCGGCAAAGACTGCTGAAGGCGAGCAGGCGACGGAAGCCGCAAAGCCCGAATTTGTCTACTCGGATTGGGCCAAGGGTCTGGCCGACGAGAAGCGGCGCGATTATGCTCAGCGCTTCAAGTCCATCGACGACGTGCTTAATGGCGCGATGAAACTTCGCGAGGAAATATCATCTCGCATCAAGCTCCCCGGCAAGGACGCCAAGCCCGAAGACATCGCCGCATTCAGGAAGCAGATCGGTGTGCCGGATACGGCGGACGGCTATGAGGTCAAGGCTCCGGAAGGATACAACCTCGATGGCCCGGTCGGCCTTGTCGTCGATATGTCGAGGGATCTTGCTCACAAGAACCATATTCCCGCCGGCGCATTCCAGGATTTCGCTGATGGCATGATCAAGATCGATCAGGAAATCCAGCAGCAGGTCAACGAAAGCGTCAAGAAATGGCGCTCGGACAAGGAGCAGGAAATCCGCAAGGAGTTCGGCGGCGATTTCGAGGCGAACCTGAATGCAGGCAAGCGCGCCCGAGATGTCTTTGGCGGCGAGGAACTGACGGAGTTCTTCAACACGCAGGTCACGATCAATGGCGTCTCCATGACGCCCGGCGATCATCCCGCCATGATCAAGTTCATGGCCACATTGGGTAAGCGCATGGGCGAAGACGGCGTGATCGGCATGACATCGGAATCCGAACGTCAGAGCACCAAGGAACGCATCGACGAGATTTACGCCAAGACGCCGCCCGGTACTGCCGGATACGCGGCGCCTGCCGTGCAGAAAGAACTTCAAGCCCTGTTCGAGAAGCTTGAAGGCAACGGCGCTGTCGTCGGCTCTGGCGGCCGCACATACTGAATTCCGGGATCTCCCCGGCATCCCCTGGCACGGGCAACTGCCAATCACATACGCACTGAACGAAGCCCCGTAGACGGCTGAGACCGCCCTGCGGTGAAGACCATTCGCGCGCCCCGGCAACGGCTCCCGCGCATTCCGGTCTGATACCCGCGGCTCCCGGTCGCAATCCCCTGCGGCTCCCTGAGCGAAGTGCTTGTCGAAACCTCAAGTAGGAGGCTCTGATGAGCACCACTATTACTAACTCCTTTGTGCGTCAGTGAACTCTCTTGCTGACGATAAACCCCGTTAATTGCTGGAACGCCCCAAAGCCTTGCTATAGTTCCTGAACCTTGCTAGGGTGGGAATCATGAATAAGCGCAAGGATGCACAATGGGCAATCAGCAGGGAAGTCTCGAAACTGAAGATTTGATAGCCCTGCCAGGATACGACGGCTACTACACGGACGGCAATGGCAATGTCGTCAGCCGAAGAAGGGGTTCAACCCTTCGCATCCTAAAGCCGCATCAGCATAAAGCTCGCGGCAGAAAAGCTTACCTTCGAACGAAGATGGCCGGCAAACTGGTTCTTTTGCATCGCGCCATTGCCTCGGTACATGCCAAACGCCGCATCGAAGGGGGCGAAGTCGTCAATCACCTCAATGGCGACACACTAGACAACAGGCTTGATAATCTGGAAGTTGCCTCTCACCGCACCAACGTGGAACATGCGGTTAGCAACGGTCTCTATTGCTCCGGAGAGCAATGGTACGCCGCGAGAGGTAAAGAGAAACCTTCAACGACTAGTCGCAAGACGTAGGCTCAAGCGAGCCGAAAAGCGGGGCCCCCGAAAGGGGTGAAGATATAGTCTGTTCTGCATCGAAAGATGCAGCTGCCCAATGGGCGGGTGAAACGTAGCGAATTTCACTGAACATCTAGATGAGAAAGACCTGCACGCCGTATTCCAGAGGATGGGTGGATATCTTCGCCCGACTGTCCGCATGAAACCCGGCGTAGTCGGCAAGTCTACCACCTTCCAGAAGGTGGGCAAGGGTACAGCCACCACCAAGGCCCGTCACGGCGTCATCACTCCGATGAACCAGACGCATACAGCCATCGAGTGCACGCTCGTTGACTTCTATGCAGGCGACTGGGTAGACAAGCTGGATGAAGCGAAAGTCAACATCGACGAACGTCTCGCCATCGCCGAAGGCGGCGCCTGGGCGCTCGGCCGCAAGGTTGACGATCAGATCATCACTGCGCTGGATACAACCACGCAGACAAGCGTAACGATCACTGTCTCGACCGATGCACCCGTTCTCAACGGTCTGCTCGAAATGCGTAAGGGTCTGGACAGAAACGATGTGCCCAATGATGGCCAGCGTTTTGGCCTCCTGACCCCGATGATGTGGTCGCGCGCCATGCGCGTCGAACAGTTCTCAAGCTCTGATTATGTCACGGCAAACGATCTGCCCTTCCTCAAGGGCGGCACGTTCGGGAATTCGTTCATTCGCTGGATGGGCATCCTCTGGCAGGAGCATACCGGCCTGCCCGGTGAGAATACGGCGTCTGCCGACAGTTTCGTCTACCACAGGCGCTCCATCGGTTATGCGTCCGGTGCGCATGCGGGCAATGTTGCCGAGAACGAATCCGTCTCGGCCGATATCACCTGGCACGGCGACCGAGCCGCGCATTTCGTTAACCACATGATGTCCGGTGGGGCAGTGCTGATCGACGACACTGGCGTCATCCGCGGTACTTCCAACGACACCACGCCGTTGGCGGTTGCGTGATAGGAGGCAGCAATGGCTAAATTGTGGGTGACCGTAACTAACAATGGTTTGGGGTCCGGTGACTATCAAACCATTGTGCTGGATTTCTCTTCGGGTCCGGTACAGACGAATGTGCTTCCCAACGCATTGGTCAACGTTCGGCTATGTGCATATTCTCCATGCTATTTTGATGTCGGCAGCAGTCCGGTGGTTACGGAATCTTCTCCGTATCTTCCTGCTGGTGAGATCGAGCGTACCAGCTTGGCTCCGAATATGCGCATCCGCGTTGCCGCAGCAGCCGAATAAGGAGGGCTGAACAATGGCTTTTAAACGTGCAGCCACTTCTGGCGATTATACCAACCACAAGAAGTATTTCTGGCTCATCGGTGAGCTGAACAATGGCGTCAAATGGTGGGGTTATGTGACCCCAGACACGATGGCGACCATCGAGATCAGCTCGTATTTTTCCGATCAGGAATGCCTCGACACCATGAAACCTGGCGATCGTATCTCGGTCTGGCAGGTTTCTGCGATCGACGACACGCGGCAGACTATCCAACTAGATATTGGAGCTGGATTCGTCGATTTCAATGAAAGCTTTGTCGTCGCTTCGGATGGGGCTGGAATTAATATCTCTCCGACTGCGATCGCAGGCAGCATTGAGTACTCGTTGCCTTAGTATTACTGTGGCGGGGGCAAGTCTCCCGCCACATCTATTTGTTTATTACATTAAAGGATCAAGAGACTGCTCGCAAAGGTTCAAACCCGCATCCAGCCGCCGATCATTGAAGGCCACGCGGCGCAAGGCTCACAGCCCGGCTATCCGCATCTGCATTCCGGCACGGTCCTTGTCTGCGGGTTTGCTGCAACCTTGTGGGATGATCTCGAAGCAGTCGAGGCAGTCCGGCCGGGACTTCCACGGATTGCAGTGAATGAAGCGGCGGTTCATATCCCAGCATTTGCGATTTATTCATTTCATACCGAGCACACGAAGCTTGGCCGTTGGGCGAATGAACAGCGGAAAAACTTCGGCGACGGCTTTACAGTTCACGGCTCGGGTAGTAAAGATTTCTATGAGCACAATATTCGAAATTACCCGCATGTTCAATATTGGTGGAGCGCGACGGCTTCGCGGGGATCGTCCGGCTGGTGCGCGAGAATACTCGGAAGGCTGATGGGCTTCGATGAGGTTGTCCTGTGCGGCATCCCGCTCGATCATCGCCGCTACGCCGACAAGAAACCGGCATGGTACTGGCAGTCAGGACGGACGAATGCCGTCACGGTGTTTCAGAAGGCTGTGAAGGAAGATGTGGTGCATCATGCGGGGGTGGTTTCGATGAGTGGTTGGACGCGGGAATTGTTAGGAGCGCCGGAATGGCTGACATCAAGCAAATAGCTGCCACATACGCAGCTCGCATATTCGACCGCATGGAAATGTGCCGAGGCTCTGCCATCCTGAAATCGGATATTGAGCGGGAAGTTGAGGCGGCGTTGCGAGAATATACGGGTCCGCACATGCCAGAAGGACCAGTTTACGGCGCATCGCCTGCGATGGGTATACTCGGCGAACATCGCAAGTGCCTTGAGGAATATCGAATAATCTCTGAGCGCTCAGTCGATCCTCCCCAGATGAAAACCGCAACCGAAGTGCAAGAGAGACTGGACGAATATCAGGCGAGGCTCAATGCAAAGAACGCCTGAAGCCTACGCCGCCGCCTTCGAGCGCGAGCGCGTCAACGAATATCCGGTGATCGATGCGCTTGAGGCTCGCCTTGGCTTCGCTGTCGATCGCGAGCGCCTTGAAGCAGCAGCACGAGTGCTGGCGTGTCCAGTGAAGAAGAATCCGCCGAACTGGGCTCACGGTAGACTCCTGTATGCGCTTGGACGGTCATATCTGGCGCATGACGCCGGGGAACAATATTGGCTCGACGTGGGATCTGCTAAGGGCTACAGCGCTGTCTGCATGGCCTGGGCGTTTGATGACAGCGCACGTGAAGGCAGAGTGCTGTCGATGGATGTCATCGATCCGAACAGCCGCGAGCCGCGCAACTCCGTCGATGACAGCAAAACGCTCGCCGAGTTCACGCAGGATTATATGCCGATGGGCAGCGATGTCATGTTCATGCGGGGCTCGGCCGCTGATGTCATCGGGAACGGTGAGCCAGAGCGTATCAACTTCGCCTTCATAGACGGTTCTCACCAATACGAGAACGTGAAGTCAGACATCGCCACCGTGACGCCACGCCAGCAATCCGGTGACATCATCCTGTTTGACGATCTCCAAGCTCCCGGCGTCGCCCGTGCCGTCAGCGAGTTGCAGGGGTATGACCTTGAGCATATCGAAGTCCTGCCGACACGGAAATATGCAATCGCGGTGAAGCCATAATGGGTATCGGTCCTGTCCACTGGACGCTGGTCCAGTCTCTCGATCTGCCGTCAGGCTTCACCGTCTGCGAACTCGGCAATCAGATATACCTGCTTGACGGCAAGCGCGGCGACGGCGAAGAGCTTTACCGCAGTCTCGGCTGCTCGCGTTACACCAACATCGACGGCAATGGCGACGGTCTGATCGAGGCCGATCTGAATTTCCCGCTCGAACTCAAATGGCCCGGCGAGTTCGATCTCGTCACGGATTTCGGCACCAGCGAACACGTATTCGATTTCGCCCAATGCTGGCGGACAATCCACAGCCTGTGCAAGCCCGGCGGGCTCATCGTCTTCGACAAGCCTTATCAGCGCTACAAGGATCACGGGTTCTACAACGTTCACAAGACGCTGATCAAGGACATCGCGCGGGCGAACCGTTATGAAATCCTCCGTCTGATAAAGGATACCAGCAAGGATGGCGAGCGCTGGATCGGCGTTTACCGGCGCACGAGCGAAGCGCCCTGGCAAAATCCGAACCAGGGAAAGTACACCAAGCGTCTCAAGGTCGGAGAGCAGGCCAATGCGTCTGGAAGACCGGCTCCGGGAACTCTACCAGCAGACGATGGGCTTGCCGCTCGATCTGAATGACCCTCGCGGCTACAACGCAAAACTCCAGTGGCTGAAGCTCTATGACCAGATGCCGGAGCATATCGCCTGCTGCGACAAGATTGCTGTGCGGGAGTATGTCGCCGAGCGGATCGGCTCGCAATATCTGATCGACCTCTATGCCGTCACGAACGACGTTGACGCGCTCTACCGCAAGCCGCCCTTCATGGCGAAGACCAGCCATGACAGCGGATCAGCGCGCGCGGTTCTGAGCGCGGCAGATTGGCCGGAGATCAGGCAGCACCTCAGGAAGCGTTTCAAGCGTGCGTACGGCGTCGAGAAGGGCGAATGGGCCTATGCTCATATCCGCCCGCAATACCTGTCAGAGCGACTCCTGACGCTGCCTGTGACCGATTACAAATTCCATTGCTGCAACGGCAGCGTCAAGTGGGTGCAGATCATCAGCGAGCGCGAGGCAGTGCGTCCGGTGGAAGTGAATGTTGACCGGCGCGGACTGCCGACAGGCTTGCATCTCGACCATAAATTCCGGTGCAGCCATGAAGCGCCGAAGCTTCCGGCGAACTGGAAAGAGATGACCGGCATCGCCAAGCGGCTCAGCGGGCCGTTTCGCTATGTCCGCGTTGATCTTTACAGCGTCAAGGGACGAACGTATTTCGGCGAACTGACCTTCTGGCCGCGGGCGGGTTTTTACAGGACGGATGATGAAATGGCGTTCGGCGAACTGCTGGATTTCGATATGTCGTTCAAGCGTGAGCCGGTTGACTTCGCAATAATCCATTAATGAGGAAAAGATCATGGCGACAGTAACTATGCCTGTAGGTTTCGTTAAAGCTGAGTTTTTGGGGCGGAATGGATCTGGCCCAGTTAGCGTTCCCGGAGTCAAAGCTGGCGATGTGGTCGTCATGTACAGCAATGATAACCACGAACGCACTGAAATTGCATTTGAATGCACCATTACAACGGATGACGAGGTCCACCAGTTCTACTCAGGCAATTGGTCTGGAGACACTTTCGTTATGGTTTTGCTTCGCGGCGTTTAGTGCGGCGAGAGAAAAGGTTGCCGCATCTTCAATGGCGGCAGTGCGGTGACAACCTCTACCACGTGAAGGTAGGCGCAGAAGAGATATATATTGCTTCGCAAACGCGCATCGCTAATTACCGCTTCGGTATAGCCAAGAGGAATGTTGCACTCGCTAAGCAATATGGCGCTGCGAACCTCGGGCCTCAGATGTGCGGCAAGGTCGTTATCGACGTGGGCGCGAATGTCGGGGAGTTCTCCCGCTTCGCGGCTGCCTTCGAGGCGAAGGTGCACGCGATTGAGCCGGACCCCCTGGCATTCGCGGCGCTGAAGAAGAACGCTAAAGGGCGCGGGATCAAGTGCCATCGCCTTGCGCTGTGGAAGGAAAACGCGACGCTGCCGCTCACGCTGATGACGAACAGTGCGGACAGCAATGTCCTCCCGATCGGCGCTGAATCAACGCTCCAGGTCAAAGGCGTTACGCTTAAACGGTTCATGGATGTCCTGAAGCTCGACGATGTCTTCCTGCTCAAGGCCGACTGCGAGGGTGCCGAGCCGGAAATGCTGGAAGGCGCAGGCGATGCGCTCCGGCGGATTTCCTACATCACCATCGATTGCGGGCCGGAGCGCTATCACCGGACGACGGTCGATGAATGCGCGGCAATACTGAAGCGGTGGGGCTTCGAAGTCAACCGGCTCAACCAAAAGCGCGTCGTGCTTTTCTGCAAGCGAACTTAATCAAGCCAAGCCCAACGGTGGCGCTTGTGTATTCCATAGACGGTTCCGTAGGGGATTCCGAGCTTGCTTGCGACATCACTACAAGAGAATTGTTCGCACAGTTCTCGAATTAACAAAACTTGGTCACGCGTTAATTTGGCTGATCCGCAGCGCTCGCCACGAGAGTGAGTGCCGTGAACGATCATATCTGATGCATTGTCGCCGCGCGTCTTCCATGTCAGATGTTTTTGATTGCAGCAACTTAGGTGACCGTTGCCGCAAAGATGCGCGGCTTCGTGCTTGGGGGTGGGCGGAGGGCCTTCTTTGCGTTCGCATACAAGGCGATGCACATAAAGCATTTTTCCTTCTATGGAGACTTGCCCATACCCAGCAGTGCTCTTTGCGTATGGCCAAAGCAGACACTCGTCGCCTATATGTGAATAGACGACCTCGGTGAGGTAGCGGTGTGGCTCGCCCTCGCATGTCCTACCGAGTAATGGATTCCCGTGCCGTTTCCACCGGTTGTAATGAATATGACAAAAACCACGAGCGTCGTGTGGTCTGTCGCAATCTTCTACTGAGCAAATTCCACCTTTGGTGTATTGAAGTATGTCGCCACCAACCAATGGGTTGCGGTATTTCTTCCATCTCAAATAGTGAGCTTGGCACCATCCGCGCGATGCATGAGGCTTGCCGCATCCTGGAATAGAGCATATGCGTGTCGAAGCCATTCTCGAACCTCCAATGTTCGGGCTTGGTTAGAGCGCGCCAAGGTGGATCAGACCTTCGGCGCGTTCGCCATTTGTAACCACCTTTTCTCAAAACATCAATGGCAATATGAAGAAGATCACCATAGTTTTCGCATACTACATGAACGCCTCTATGTTGATGAGGCATGTTGAAACATGGAGTTCATTCTCTGATTCTGTTAAATCAATGCTATCAGCAATAGTCGTAGATGACGGCTCGCCAACTAAGCCTGCCGTTGAAGTTCTTTCGGATATTGCTCACCCGATACCGATTAAACTATTCCGTGTAGAGCAGGATATTAGGTGGAATTGGGGTGCATGCCGGAATATTGCCATGCACGAATCGTCAGGTGAATGGCATTTGCTGACCGACGCCGATCATTTGGTGTCGGAGGACTTGGCCAAGGCGTTGATCTACGGTGATCACGACGAAAGGAAGGTCTACAAGTTCGAAAGGCGAGAGCACACTGGCGAAAAGATCAAATCGCATTCGAATTCTTATTTCATGACAAAAGCCATGTACCAAAAGATAGGTGGTCATGATGAATCGTTTGCAGGATTTTACGGTGGAGATGGCCCTCACCGCAGGCTGGTTGAGAGCAAAGCAAAAGTCATCACGCTTCCCGATGAGCTGATCCGCTACGAGTATGTCGGCGACAGTTCAACCACGACATACGAGCGCAAGACACGCGCAGATCTCGAACACCGACAGAAAGTTCTGAATGCGCGGAAATCCGGATGGAAACCGAAGACGCTTACCTTTGCCTACCACGAGGTAGCGCTTTGAAGCCCATAACATTCGTAATATGGCTCTGGAGCGGCGCAACGATGGGCAAGGAGCGCGTCGAGTACATCGCGGATCACGCAAATCGGTGTGCTTCCATGATCCGGCGCAACTGCACTCTGCCGCATGAGATCGTGGTCGTTACAGACATGCCAGAAGGCATCGACAGTTCCATCCGCATCGTACCGCTGTGGGATGATCTCCGCAATCTGGGCAAGTGCTACACCCGGCTGAAATGCTTCGATCCGGCCATGAAGGACATCCTCGGCCCGCGTATCGTGTCGATCGACCTCGATGTCGTGATCACCGGCAGCATCGATCACCTGTTTGACCGCAACGAACCTTTCGTAATCTGGGGCGACCGCCTCGTTACCAACATCGCCAACAAGACCGCCTATTGCGGCTCGCTCTGGATGCTGGACATCGGCTACCGGCCGGACATCTTCTTTGATTTCGATCCGCAGGAAGCGCTGAACCTGCGCGAGACAGAGAAGCTGATCGGCTCCGATCAGGCCGTCATGTCTCACAAGATCAAGGGCGCACCGACCTGGGGCCGGAAGGACGGCATTTATTCCTTCCGGCTCGACATCATGGCCCAGTTCGGGCGGCAGAAAGCGGGCTTTGGTTTCAAGAGCTTTGCTCAGGCCAAGCATCTGAATCAGAAGCGAAGCGGGGAGCTTCCCGAGAATGCGCGGATCGTGTTTTTCCATGGAGTGCATGATCCGTCTCAAACGCATCTGCACCCGGCCCACCCTTGGATCAAGCAATTCTGGAAATAGGAGTACCAATGCCTTATCGTATCACCGATCAGTTCATATTCACCGGCGAGCGTGTTCAAGTCGGGCAGCACCACACGGCGAGCATCCATGTCCCCATTCTTGATGCGACAGAATCGGATGAACTTCTACTCAACGTCAAGGGACGACTCGCCGCCGGCGACAAGATTACACTAGTCTATCACGGGGCGGCCCTTGGGGAAGACCCACGCAAGCAGCGCCTGATAGAGGTCGGAGAAATCCGCGTGGTCGAAGTCGGGGACAAGTCCGTCGAGTTCCGCCGTGTTGGCGAGATCGAGCGTTATGAACCGCGCGCCAAGCCGAAAGCTGAAACGGTGGCGCCGGAGAAGCGTGAACTCAGGATCGAAAAGCGCCTCGCCGGCGGCTATGCCGTGAAGGACTCGGATAGCGATCACGACCACGAATGGTTCGCCACGCTCCCCGAGGCAGTGGACTACGTGGCGCGCGAGGGCGATCAGGGGGCACCTGAGACGGTGATTGAGCAAGAGCCGCCCGAAGCCAAGCCGGAAGTCTCCGAGGGACCTGAAGCGGCTCCCATGACCGTTAAACGCGGTAAGGGAGAGTTCCTCGTCCTCGACGCCAATGGCGCGGCGCTGGAATCGTTCAAGACCAAGAAGCTTGCTGAGGAATATGCGGCGGCTTACGGGGCTCCGCAAGAGGCCGAAGCGGCCTGACGGCATCCGGACATGACTGATTTGCAACCCGCTCTCGCAGCGGGTTTTTTATTGGAGAAATCCCCAAGTGGCCGATAAGACCGGGATTATCAACGTGGCACTCAGAAGGATCGGAGAGTCGAGAATTGTCAACCTCGATTCCGATACGTCGAAGGAAGCCCGCGCCGCCCGCGATCTCTACGAGGAAGCGCGCGATGATCTGTTGCGCTCGCATCCGTGGAACTTCGCGCTCAAGCGCAAGAAGCTGGCCCAGCTCGCCACATCGCCGGTCTTCGGCTGGGAATACGGCTATGGCCTGCCGGCCGACTGGATACGCACCGTCTCGGTATATCCCTTTGACGGCTATGACAGCACGAATTGCGAATACCGGATGGAGACGCAGGACATATCCGGCACGCCGACGCGCGTCCTGCTCGCCAACTCCAATCAGATTTATATGCGCTATGTGGCGCAGATCGCCAATGTCGCGCTGATGGCTCCGGATTTTCGCGAAGCCCTCGCCATGCGGCTGGCGCGCGATCTGTCTGTCGCGATGCAGAAGTCCTCCTCTGTCTACGAGATGATGGACAAGCAGTACAGGCGGGCGCTGTCCAACGCTCAATCCGTCGATGGGATGGAGGATCATCCGGAGAGCTTCCGTGAAGGATCGTGGGTGACTTCCCGCCATCTCTGGGATGACTATTCACAGTGGGGTGACTGACCTTGGCACGCGCCGCGCCCTTACTATCAAGCCTGAACTCCGGAGAGTTCTCCCCCCGCATGACATCGCGGGTGGATTTCGAACGCTACCTCAACGCCTGCGCCCGCGCCCGCAACCTCGTTCTGCTTCCGCAAGGCGGCTTCACCAAACGGTCGGGGAGCCGCTACATCACCGGGATCAAGACGCAATCCCTGGTCGGCCAGCTTCTGCCGTTCCGGTTCTCGGCAACGGATTCCTACATCATCGAACTCGGCAATCAGTTTGCCCGTTTTTGCCGCTACCAAGCGCAATTGACTGTCGCCGATACCGACGCTGCGATCTCGAACGGCACGTTCACATCGAATATAACCGGCTGGGATGACCAATCAACCGGTTCTGGCGCGATCGCTCATGATGCCACGAACGGCCGGCTGCAACTGACCGGTGCGGCGAATTCGATCGCCTGGGCGGAGCAGGATGTCACAACATCGAATACCGGCGTCGAGCATGTCCTGCGCTTCAAGTCCGAAGGCGCGCTCGGCGCATCGGTCTGGGTGCAGATCGGTTCGACTTCGACGGGCGAGGAACTGTTCGCCGAAACCGAACTCGGCATGGGCTGGCACACTATCCAGTTCACGCCGTCATCATCGCCCTTCTATGTGCAGTTCAGGAACAAGAACGATCCGGCAGAAACCATCTATATCGACGATGTCGATCTGCTGGACGACGCGCCGCTTGAAATCGTGACCGATTACACGACGGCGCAATTGCCGGATATCCGCACGGTGCAGACGGCGGATGTGCTCTACCTGCTCCATCCCGACGTAGCGCCGCGCAAGTTCGAACGCCGCGGTGACAAAACATGGTCTCTGGTCACTGTTCCGTGGGATGATGGCCCCTATAATGAGCCGAATGAAGGGCTGGATGTTTCGCTCCGGCAGCTGATCAAGAACCCGGATTTCGAAGACGGCATCCGCAATTGGAGCGATGAATCCGGCACGGATGCAGGGATCGAATACGACGGTGCACAGAAGATTGCCATCCTGACGCCGGGTGACGGAGCCAGCGAGCCCGCCATCATTGAGCAGGAAGTATCAACCGGCGCTACCGCAAGCAGCGCCTTTGTGCTGCATTTTCAAATTCTCGGTTCCAGCCGCTCAACCAACAAGACCAATCTGCAAATCGGGACGTCATCCGGTGGAACGCAGATCATGAGCGCGACAGAATACGAACAAGGCTGGCACTCGATCAAGATATCATCCAGCGCTGCAACATGGTTCATTCGATTTAGCCTTCAGTCGACTTCAACCGCAAGCGTTCTCTACACGAGCGCGCTCGGCGGTGTTTTCCTCTATCGCGCCAATTCCCGGTTGCTGGAGCTTTCCGGCACGACAGGCGCCGTGACATGCACGGCGCTCGGCAATTTCGCACCATTCGCCTCGACCGATGTCGGCCGGATCATCCGGTTCTCATGGCCGGGCAAGGAAGCGACATGGGGTGTCATCACGGCATACACCAACAACCAGACCGTGACCGTGCAGCTTCGGCGTGAAGCGGCTTACGCCAGCGTACCGACAGAAAACTGGCAACTTGGCTCATGGTCTGAAACCAACGGCTATCCCAAGGTCGCCGGTTTCTTCCAGTCCCGGTTTATTGCGGCCAACACCGATACGATGCCGCAGACGCTATGGTTCTCGCAAAGCGCGGACATAGAAAACATGCGCCCGGACAGCTTCGAGAGCCTGACGCTGCAAACGCAGGATGACGACGCGCTGATCTATACAATCAATTCCGCGCAGATTGATCCGATCTCATGGATCGCTGGCGAGCGCAAGCTTTTGATCGGGACCGGCGGCGGGCAATGGGTGGCCGAAAGCTCGGGCGTTGCCATCACAGCGACGGATATCCAGATCAACCGCCATGCACCAGAGTTTTGCAAACAGACCGGAGCTATTGCCAGCGACGAAGCGATTATATTCATCGAGGCGTCCGGCCGCAAGATTTTCGATCTTGGGTTCCGGTACGAGCAGGAAACATTCCTCAGCGCTGACATCACGGTGCTTGCCGACCATATACTGAAATCCCCGGCCGAGGAAATCGCTTATCAGCGCAGGCCGTTCTCTCTGATATGGACACGCCGAACCGACGGCAGACTGGCATCGCTCGCCTATGGCCGGCGTCAGGATGTCATAGGCTGGTCTCAGACCATTCTTGGTGGATCTTTCGGCAGCAGCGAACCTGTCGTTGAATCCATCGCGATCATACCAGGAAACGACGACGCCGGACAGGTGATGTCGTCGGACGAGCGCGATGAAGTCTGGATGATCGTCAAGCGCACGGTCGATGGCAACACGGTCCGCTATATCGAGATGTTCGAGCGCTATTACGGCGTCGTCGATGGCGAGCTGCGCGAGGATTCCGACACTGAAGCCGAATGGGAAACTGCCGTCAAGGACGATATGAAGAACGCCTTCTACGTCGATAGCGGCATCACCTATGACAGCACGGCGACCGACACAATCAGCGGTCTTGATCATCTGGAAGGCGAGAGCGTTGTGGCGCTGGCTGATGGCCGTGTCGTCACCGGGCTGACGGTTGTCAGCGGCGCCATAACGCTTCCGTTCGAAGCCGAGAAGGTTCACGCCGGTCTGCCGTTCACCTGGGAGTTCGAGACGCTGAAACTGGCCTACGGTACGCAATCCGGATCAGCGCTCACCAAGACCAAGGCGATTACCGCCATCGGCCTGGCGTTGATGGAATCTGGAACCTTCAAATATGCCTGCGTCACCTATGACCAGATCGACGGTCGGCGCGTTCACGAACTGCACGAACATTCGTTCATGCGCGACGAGCTCGCGTTCGATGGGCCGATCCCGCTCTTTACTGGCGAACTTGTGCGGAAACCGGAAGGCATATCCGCAACCGATGCACGTATTTATCTGGAAGGAAGCGCGCCATTGCCGTTTACCTGCCTTGCGATTGCACCTCAAATGTCAGCGGGTGAGCGATGACTGTCGCATCTGAAACATCAAAGATCAGCTATGCTGGCGACGGATCAACCGACGAATTCGCCGTCACCTTCAAATACACGGCGAAGAGCCAGATACAGGCCATCCTGTCTGATGCGAGCGGCGATGAAACCATCTGGGTCGAAGACACCCAATACACGTTGACGGGTGCAGGCGCGAGCGGCACGCTGACGGTATCGGCGTCTCAGTACATTCCCGCCATCGGAGAAACGCTGACGATCAGGCGCAAGCCAACACTGACGCAAAGTTCCGATTACATCACTGGCGGTGGACTGACTGCGGAAGGCGTCGAGGCGGATTTCGACACTCGCACGATCCAGGTCCAGTGGGTGTTCGAAAACGTCAGCCGTGCGCCGAAGCTGCGCGCCGGATCGCAATCGACGACGCCGACGTTTCCTGAGCCATCAGCAGGCAAGCTGGTCGGATGGAATTCTGACGGCGACGATCTCGAAAACAAAGCCATTGCCGACATCAGCGACGATCTTACGTCGGTATCTGCTCCGCTCGATCTGACGGCAGGCGTCCTCAGCGTCGGCACGGCATCTGAGTCTGCGACTGGCGTCATTCGCCGCGCTACTGTCGCCATTGCCGGGACGGGGACAAACACGGATCGCGCCGTGACGCCTGCAGGATTGTACCCCGCCTATGCCGATGTCGCATCTGCAACGACAACGGACATCGGCGCGGCAACGACCGACAAGGTGCGCATCACCGGCACGACGACGATTACCGGGTTTGGCACGGCGAATGCCGGCATCAAGCGTAAGATCAGATTTGCCGCCGTGCTGACGCTGACGCATCACGCAACGGCGCTGATCCTGCCGTCGGGCGCAAACATCACAACCGCCGCAAATGATTGTTGCGAGGCGCATTCGCTCGGCTCCGGCAACTGGATTGTCGTTGATTATCAAAGAGCGGACGGCAAGGCCATCGTTGCCGGAGAAGTGGCTGACGATACATCTCCCACTCTCGGCGGCGATCTCGATGGCGATGGCAACACGATAGAGAATTTCAAGAACGGCTACAAGGACGAGACCGGGACAACCTACGAGTTCCTGGCGAGCGACACCGGCAAGGTAATCACCTTCACCAATGGTAGCGCGATCACAACGACCGTTCCGAACGATCTGCCGAAAGGCTGGGGCGTGACCTGCATTCAACTCGGAGCCGGACAAGTAACGTTCTCACCAGAAGCTGGAACAACGATCAACAACCGCCAGAGTCATGACAAGATCGCTGGTCAGTACGGGATGGCGTTGCTTTCGGTCTACGCCAATTCGGATAATGAAAGCGCCACGCTTGCCCTTGGCGGGGACACTGCCTCATGACGTTGCTCCTACCTGCCGCGCACCTGCATGTCGGTGGAGCCGCCGTGACAACGCTATCATTCGTCGATGCGGTAACAACAGACAATCAGTCGCTAACAGCAATGACGGGAATTAATGCGGGAGATCTGCTGGTCTGGCATGACTATGCCGCATTCGCGTTAAGTCCGGTGGTGCCGTCCGGATTTACACAAATCGGCACTACTCAGTCATTAAACGAAGCCGATGCGGTGACTGCCTATAAGATCGCAATCGGCAACGAGAGTGGCACACTCATATCAGGCATGAATGGTTCTGAAGTCGAGCTTAAGTTATTGCTCCAATTCAGGGGAAATTCACCGATCACCGTTGTTGCGGATCAAGATATCGCTCAACAAATTACAGACGGAAACCCTGCATCGCAAACCTGCAATGCATCAGGCGGTGCTGTTCCTTTGATTGTATTCGGCACTTACGCTTCTATTGTTAGACCGGTAGATCCAAGGACGTTCAGTCCTGCTGCGGATGGCGAACATAGCATTGCGGCTTTCAGTGGTGCGCAAGCGGTTGTGAAATATAAAATATATAACTCATCGCCACAAGACATATCCATAGATATGAATGATGAAGGCTCAAATAATGTACTTCAAAGTTTTTTCCTTGAGGTGGAATGATCTACATATGATTTACGAGTATTTCAAGGAAGATTTCGAAACTTTCGGATACGCGCGATAGCCTCCTGAATGCAGATCATAGAGTTCCAGGGTCATCATCTCGAAGAATTGCGAGATTTTGCGGGGCAGGAATGGATCAGCACTTATCTCGATCGCTTCTCACCTGCTCAATACAAGGATGAAGGCCCGTGCTTTTCCGGCGCGGTCTCCGGTGAGATCATCGGATGCGCTGGCGTTATCGCCGTGAACGATTACCGCGCCATAGCATGGGCCATTCTGGCTAGCGGCGCAACGCAGCACTTCACGGCCGTCCATTGCGCGGTGAAGCGGTTTCTTGACGAAACGAGCTTCAAGCGCATCGAAGCCTACACGGACACAGAGTTTCCCGAAGCGGCACGCTGGGTCAAGGCGCTCGGTTTCACACTCGAAGCTGAAGCGCTTCGCTATTTCCAGCCCGACGGGCGTTCAGCCTCGCTCTGGGCCAAGCTGAAAGATTAGAGACCACACAACATGGCATTCCTTTTACCGATAGCTGGTGCGGCCGGCGGCGTCGCCGGCGCGGCTGGCGGTCTGGGGTCGATCCTCGGATTTGCGGGCACGATCCTGTCGGCTGTCGGCTCCATGCAGCAGGCCAAGGCGCAACAGCGCGCATCGGAATATAACGCCAAGATGGCGGAAGTCGAGGCCGCTGGCGAACGCGATGCCGCGAGTGCGGAAGCCGACGATTACCGCCGCAAGCAGCGAGGCGCAAGGGCGGGCGCGATTGCCGAGCGCGCGGCATCTGGCGTGCAGCTCTCAGGTACGCCGCTCCTGATCGATGAGGATATTCTCGGTGAAATCGATCTTGGCGCAGCCCGAATCGGGCATCAGGGGCAGACGCGCGCCACCGGACTTGAGAACGAGGCGAAACTGGAAAAAGCCAAGGCGAAGAATTACGGGCAGGCAGGGAAGCTTTCCATGCTGACAGGATTTGCGAAGGCTGGGTCAAGCCTGCTCGGCGGTGCAAGGAGTTTCTCCTGAATGGCGAAGGTTTTTTCAGCTTCGGATATCGCATCTATCTCTCCGGCGCGCCCAACGCAATCACGGGCGGGCGCGGCGTCGTTTGGCGCACCCCAAGGTGCGGCCCTTGAAGGTTTCGGCAACGTCATCGATGCGCTTGGCGCAAGGATCGCTAAGGAAGACGCGAACAAGCAAGGCGTGGAAGACAGCGCATTCCTTGATCATGTCGATATGGAATTGGATCTGGGTTATCAGGGCATATTCGACGAAGAAAAGGGTAACATTACCGGCGGACAGCCCGTCACGCCGGCTGTGCGCAGCCGGTTCGAAGAGGCGACACCCGAGATTGTTGAGCGCGTCCGCGCCAAATATGGCTACCGGCCGAGTGAAGACGCTCTTGCCAAAGTGGAAAGGCTGTCGGTTAAGAACCAGCACAGCCACCTCAAAAGAGCCGCCGTTTACGAGCACAATGAGCGCATTCGCTATCTGGGCGAAAGGGTTATCGAAACCACCGCCCTTATCGCCAACAAGGGCGCGCAGAGCGGGGACATCGAAGGCGCGCTGACCCGGATCGATCAGTCCATCAATGACAATGCCGCAGTCTTTGGCCCGGACAAGGTTGCCGATGTTCGCCAGAAAGCGGCGGAAACACTGCTTGAGCAAATACGCGCCAATCAAGATCCCGAAGCCGTCGCGGAAATGACTAGGGACTATATCAACCGCTATCGCGATCGCGGCGACAAGAAGGTCGAGGTCGAAGCCGGTACGGGTCGCGCCGGGATGGCGGCACCCACGCAGAGCGCCGATGATGCGGCTATTGCGGCGATCTCCGTCCGGCTCGAAACAGGCAAGACAGATCCGCTTGAAGGCGTCAGCCAGGTCGCTCGGGATAGCGGCGGCTCGAAGTCTTACGGCAATTTCGGACTGAACTCCGGCGGTTCCGCTCAGCGGTTCGCCAAGGAATACGGCAAGCCGTTCGGACTGACCGCTGAACCGGGCACGGCAGAATTCGATGCGCAGTGGCGCAATGCAGCGGGCGCGGCTCCTGACGAACTTCATGCCGCGGAAATGGACTGGTACGGCAAGAATATCCTGTCTGACATCAAGACGAAACTGAAGGGAACCGGGCTCCCCGATGTCGTCGCCAATGACCCGCGCGTAAAAGCCTACTTTGCCGACCGTTCGATACAGCAGGGACCGTCGTCGATCGACGGTATGAAGAAGCACAAGGCGCGCATCAAGGCATCGTATGATGCGGCCGATGGTGATGTTGCTGCGTTTCTGGACAATATCACCGAAGCTGACCGTGTAGCAATCGGAAGGGATTTCCCAACCGCTTTGCGCACCGGCGTTTATTCGGATAGCGGCCACGATACCCGGCTGAACGGACGGCTTGGCATGGCGCTTGCGGTCGGCGACCGTGTCGCGGCCACGCAAGGGGAAGAAACCCTTGAAGGTCATTTCGTCCGTGAACTCATTGACAAGCAGGGAGAAATTCAGAGAAGCGTCCGCAGCGCCTATTCTGCGCTGAAAGAGGAAATGCACCAGGCGCTGGACGACGATGTCCGTTCGATCCGCGAAACGGGCGTCAGCACGAACCCCGATCTTGAGAAGGCAAGCAAGGCGCTCACCGCGAACCGGCTCAAGAAACACGAGTTGGATCGACAGGAAGCCATCATGGAGTTCAATGCTCTCGATGGCATCGAAGCCTTGCCGGAACAGGATTTGCAGGAACGGCTGAACAATCTCGAACCTGATCCCGGCGAAACTTTTTACGAGATGAAGGCCAAATCGTTCGCGAAGGCGATGACCCGCGCCGACAAGATCCGCGACCTGCGCGAAAGAGACCCTGCCAGCGCCGTATCCAGTTTGCCCGATGTGCAGGTTGCCGAGCAAGGCGTCCGTGAAAATCCCGGCGATCCGCAGTTCGTCCAGGCACTTGTCAAGGCGCGCATGGATGCGCAAGCGGAAGTCATGCCTGACAGTGAGGGCTTGTGGTCACCGATCACGAAACAGGAATCCCGCGTCATACTCGCCCCGACAAAAGGGCTTGAAGGCAACGCGCTCTACAAATCACTGGAAGAAGTTCAGGCCAAGTTCGAAGAGCAGTATGGACCCTATGCCCGCGTCGCCGCTGCAAAGGCGTTCGAATATGACGGACGCTCGAAAGAGACAGCGGAAGAACTTGCCGGGTTCGTCGATGGTCTGTTCAAGGGTGAGAAGATCTCCGCATCGCAGATCCGGCGGCTTGAGTTCCTGAACGAGACCGATCTTGCAACACGCGCATTCGGCGGGGATTTCGTCGGCGATCCGGTGCGGCAGTATCAGGGGCGGCCGGAAGGACCGGAGACCGGCATGCCGCTGCAGGTCAATCCAGCGAACGCCTACCGCATGCGCAAGCCGCCGAAAGCGGCAATCGACGCACTGCAAGCCAATCCAGAACTGCGTGATCAGTTCGATGAGTTTTACGGAAGCGGTTCGGCCGAACGCGTGCTCGTCCAGTGATCATCATCATTTCCAATCGCAAAGGCTGACCTTTGGCAGAGAACATATTTGAGCAGTTCGGCTTTGATGACGACGAAGCCGAACCGATCACGCGCGACGTTCCCAGCGAGGGGCCGAAGAACTTTTTCAGCGTGTACGACCGCGAGCCGGACGCCGTCGAAGTTGTCACGCCTGAACCGCCTGCGCCGGTCACGCAGGATCAGCCATTCGAGCCCGTTGCCGGCGTCAAGGTCAACTGGCTTGCCGACGAACATTACGAACGCATTGCCCGTGAGAACGCCGAACGCAAGCGGCGCGAGAAGGAAACGCTGGACAAGCAGCGCGGCGATGGCTTTCTTGAAGGTATAACCGATCTGCAGCAATATGGCGAGTTCGCGAAAGGCGTTGTCCCCGGCGCGATCCGGTTTGCGGGAACGTCGGCAAAGGGCGTCGCCGGTATCCAGCAGGCATCATCGCTCGCGTCGCAGACTGACGCCCAGCGTCAGTTGGCGATTGTCGATAGTCTGGATCGCGGCGAACAGCCTGCGGACGCAACCGGCTTTGAGATCGAAATATCCGCCTACGGGCAGATGACGCCGGAGCAGAAACAGGCTTACCGTCAGAAGCTTCAAGGGCAGTCCACATCGCCGCGCACGCCGCTTGAAGACCGTACATTCTATCAGACCGGCGAAAGCCTGACAGAATATGCGCAAGGGCTGTTCCCGGCGGCGCAAGGATATGACGAAGCAGTCGGCCGTCAGCTTGGTGAGGGCATCGGTTCGATGCTGGCCGGATTGCCTGCTGGTTTCCTCGGCCGTGTTCCGGCACTAGTCTTCTTCGGCTCCGGTGGATCTGGCGAAGCGCTCGAACGCGCCGTCCAGCACGACAAGACGGAGAAGAAAGCCGGGCGGCCCGGTCTCACCGAAGAACAGCTTGCGACCGCAACGCTCTGGGGCATCGGTCCCGGCGCCACCGATCTGCTGCCGGTGGAAACCCTTCTTGGGCGTCTCAAGATCCCGCAGCCGTTCCGCGGACCCATCGCCAGAGCCATTGGTCGCATCGGTGGCCAGGCGTTCGTCGAGGGTATGCAGGAAGCCGGACAGGCGTTTCTCCAGAACCTGATTTCGCAGCAGGTCTACAACGACAGCCAGACACTTGGCGAGGGCGTTGTTCCGGAAGGCGGGCTTGGCGCAGGCGTTGGCGCACTCGCAGAAACCGGGCGCATGCTCATTGCCCGCTTTGCCGGACGCAAGAAGCCCGGCGGCGCCCCGGCAACCGACGACGATCTGACCCTTGAAGAAATCGCCGAAGCCATCGACAATCCTATGGATCAAGGGCAGCAGGTTGCCCGTGAAACGAAGCAGGATAAGCTTGATGTAACGGAACAGGCTGGGGAGACGCTCCCAAAACTCGCGGAAGAAGGCAGGCGTCTTGTAAGTGCAACCCATCCAGATTGGCAGGCTTTTGCCAAAGTGCACGGGAACGATGCAGCGATCGCTCTCGCTGCTGCACAGATGGACGGTGAAACCGTCACGTTGGATGAAATACTTCAAAGAGCAAAACTAGCCAGCGATGAAAGATCTGCTGAGCGCGCGGCCCAAGGCATTGCGGATCCCAGAGGGCAAACTGAACAGATCGCGCAGCCGCAAGCCACAGAAGCGCACCCATACGACGCAGTGCCAGCCTCCGCGATCAATGGAGATCTTGTTCATAATTTGGGACGGTTCTTCGGCGAAGCTTACCAAGGGAAGCCCGTACTGCTTACCAACAACGGCTTCAGACCAGATGAGGTCGCAGCCCTTGAACGAGTTGGGATGGCCTCAGATGGTCATATGTCGCTCGAACAATTCCAACTCTATGACCAGGAATATGGCTATCGCGTTAATCGGAGGATTGGCAAGGCAGTAGAGCGGGACTTCGGCCCCAAACCCCAGGCTAAACGTTTCCAGCGTCGCGGCGAGCGCCCGGCAGAGACACCCTCCGAGAATGTTATCCGCTTCATCCGTGAACGCGGCGGCATCCAGCCGTCCGGCGAAACTGATGCAATGGATGCCGGCCGCTATCCGGGGCTGGTCTCTCAGCGCGGCATGACGCCAGATCAGGCGCGCGAAGCACTCGTTGAGGCTGGCTTTCTCACTGAATCCGGGGCAGATGAAACTGCCGTCACGACGCCGAATGATGTCTACGATCTTCTCGACCGCGCCATTCGCGGCGAACGCGTCGTGCCTGTCGCAGAACAGGCTGCCGACCGTGAACGCATTGCGACAGAAGAAGCCTACGAATTTGACCGCGAACTTGAAGCAGCGGAGCAGAATTTCGTTTTCCCGGCGCTTGCCGAGATCGATGCCGAGATCGGCGCGCCCGTTCTGGCCGATGCCTACCGCAAGCTATCGAACGACGACAAGGCTGAACTCATTGAGCGGTTCTCTCGCGAGGGAGAAGGCATTGACGCCATCCTCGAAGAGATGGCAATCCGCAATGAAGACGCGCCGACCATTGCAGCAATGGCGATCCGCCGCGGGGCGACGCCGGAACAGATCGAACAGCTTCGCGGCGTCATTCAGCAGGCGTCGCCAGAGCTTGCCACCGTATTCGATGAACTGGTGGCATCGTTGCCGAAACCGAGGCAGGCGAAAGCCAGAAAGCCAGCCGCACCGGTTTCTGAAGCCGGTCGCAATGTTATCTCACGGCTTGAAGGTATCGGCAAGCAAGCGGAGCTTCGTTCAGCCGTTGAACAGCTCGGCCCGACGCTGAAGGCCGATGAATGGAAGTCCGTCGCATATGAAGTGACGGGGCGTAATTTCCCGAGCGGGAAACAGGCACGCCAAGCTGTTCTTGATCGTCTGAGTGACAGACTGCTTATGGATGAGCGCGTTGAGGGCATCAAGCGGCTGTTCGGGCGCGAAGAACAACAGGAGCGACCGAGGCTCTCATTCCCAAAATCGATGTCCGCAAGGCCATCTCGCTACAGAACCGGCGGGCAGGCAGAGACAGCGCAAGCACCACAGCGCAAGGAAGTCGGATCGACCCTGACCGACTTTGCGCGCGCATCCAGCGCATCCGAGATAGCCGAGCGTTTCAACATCCTGCAGGAAGATGCCGCATCCCTTCTGGCGCGCAATGCGTTCACGGGCGAAGCGAAAACGATTGTCGAACGTCTGGCTGGAAAAGCCGCCGAAGCCAACACGCATGCCCAGAACAACGATTGGGAAGCCCTCGGGCAAGTCGTCGGCGACATGGTGGCTGATGCGGCAACGCTGACTGAACTCGACGCAAGGCCGACAGCAAGGGTCCTCACTCAGTGGGTTGACACTGCCAGCCGTCTGGCGCGAGAAGGCAATATTCCCATTCCGGAGCGGGCCGAAGCCGATCCGCAGCAGGTGCGCCGTCAGTTTGCCTCCATCCTGAACAGCAAGACCCCGCGTTCAAAATGGGCGTCTACCCTCGGAATATCCGAAGAACAGCTTGCTCCGCTCATTGATGAAGCGGTAAGAAAAGGCTTCCTTCGCCGCGATAGAAACGGCAATGTCCGCCGTGTGCCGCAGTCCCAGAGATCGGGAAGCTTCGCGGCGATGGTGATCCCGGAGAATTTGCCCGATACGATCCCAGGTGTTGGCGATGTCGTGCTGACGCCGAAAGCAGAAGCCGCAAAGACCGAACTCCAAGCCGCCATCGACCGCGCCGCCGCAAAGATCCTCCCCGAAGCCGTCAGCATAGACGTTCGCGATAATATCGCAATCGCGACGCTAAGGCGAGAAGATCAGATGCTGGCGTTGCAGAGCGGCGGTCTTGCCGGGTACATGTACCGAGAGGCTGTATCGCGCGCAGAAGACCTTCGTTTAAGAGCATTTCAAGCCAAAACGGCGAAAGAGCGCGAGGGTTTAGTTCGAGCAGCACGAGAAGAGCTTGAGAAAGCAGATCGCATTCGCAGGAATTACCTTCAAACTGATAACATGCTGGCTCTCCGTACAGGACGGGGGCAGACAGAATCCGATCCATCTGGTGAGGATGCAGAAGCGACCAGCGCCGCAAAGATCCTCCCCGAAGCCGTCAGCATAGACGTTCGCGATAATATCGCAATCGCGACGCTAAGGCGAGAAGATCAGATGCTGGCCCTCTCAGCGAGAGCACAGCAAAGCTGGCAGCAGCAGCTTCAGGCATTTCTCGACGGCGTGTTCTCGAACGAGTGGATCAATGGCGAAGGCTTTAAGGCTTATGTCCGCAAAAGCGAACGGCTCGATCCAAATACGGGTGAGGTGCTCCCGACACTGGATATTGCTTCAATTGAAGTCTCGCGCGAGCAGCGAGGACAAGGTACGTTCCGCGACGTATTGGCATCCGCTATCGAGACGGCCCAGCGCAACGGCATTCAGGCGGTCTATGTCGAAAATGTGCTGACCGATCAATTCGCGAGTTTCTTCCGTAACGCAGGCTGGACAGAAGACAGCCGTTACGGCCCCCCATCGTTTCACCTGCGGATTGATACAGGCCGGGGGCAGACAGAATCCGATCCATCTGCTATAGTGGGTGAGGATACAGAAGCGACCAGCGCGGCTGAAATCAGCAACGAGCTTGACCGGATCGACACCGAACTCCGCAGCCTGTCCGCCGGGCTCGGTCGCATCATGCGCATCCCGTCAGCAAAGCGCGAAGAACGCCGCAAGGAACTTGTCAAAGAGCGTGGACGGCTGATTGAACTTTACCGCGACCTTCCGCTTGAGGCAAGGGCGGCACTCGCCGGTCGCAAGTCTGAAACGGCAGAATCACCACGCGTCAATGATAAAGGCTTCATTCTTCGTCTTCCATTCAAGGAACGCTGGGGCGATCCGCGATTCAACGATGCCGATCAGGTTCGGGCCATAGGCCGATTGCGCGAAATCCAACAGATGGATGTCAAGAATGCAAGTTGGGCAGATCTTGTCCAGGCACGCAACGACATCAACGAGATAACTGCGCAATTATTCTATTACGAGCCTGATGTGGACTTGTCGCCATATACTTACGAAGGCGATCTTTATGGGTATTTGCAGGACCTGCGCGGCTTCTCGCTTCCTGAGGGTTTCCGGCCATCAATTTTTTCCGCAACCGATCTGAGTCCGGAAATCCGTGACATCGTCGCAGAAGGCAAGGCTGCAATCGACAATATCGCGGCATCGAAGCGGCGCGGCATTGAAAACTTCCTGGTATTTGGTGACACGCCACGGCTACGCAAGACGGCCGAGATCGATCCCGCCATGATTGGCGAAACGCAGCGCTCCGGTTTCTTCTTCCTCGCCGCGCGCAAGCTGGCCGACGTGCCGGACGCCTTGTTCCAGCAGGGCGGGCAGTCAGTTATCGATCATCTGCGTCAGGCCGGCGTCAAGCGCGCCGAAATCGAACATTTCCAACTAGGAGAATTGGCCGGGGAAAAAACCGTCACGCGAGAAGCCTTCCAGAAGAAGATCGCCGAACGGATGTTCGATTTCCGGCAGAAAACGTCATGGCTTAATCCGGAGCGCTCACGGAAGGATTACGAGTTTGGCGGCACCCGGGCCTTTCGCGGACCGCGCATTCCCGGACGAGGTGTTTATTTCGAGCGCCTGATGGCATTCCCGAAGAAGCTGAAGGGCGGCGAGCCATTTGCGCCGGGGCACTTTCAAAGCCCGCATTGGCAGGATGCACTTGCCGGAACGTGGGCGTCGTGGCGCGGTTCAACGCGCGATGTTCCCGGCTATGGAAAGATGGTTGTCGGCGAGGAAGGCCAGACCGATTACATGCAGGGTGCATTAGGTCGGGGTGATGACTGGACCGGAAAGCGCCCTCGGATCAGCGAGAAAGAATATCTGGCGCTCAAGAAAGAGCGTGCGCTTTACAAGAAGGTCGGCGATGAGATATCCGGTCTGATCTCGAACATCAATTATACGTCACGGATGCCATACGAAACAGGTCTGAGTTTAGACCGGGATCTGACGCCGGGTGAAGATTTTACAGAGGCAGCCAAGGAATCATGGCCGGAACGGATTGCACAACTGCGCGAGTTCGCAGGCGATGACGCCGAGTCGTTGAAGGCTGTCTCACGCATTGAAAAATTGCATGCCGAGAATGAGAAATTTTTTGAGCCTGACGCTTTTCAGAAATATGCTGAAACCGAGAAGTCCTTTACGCCAGAAAGCCCGCTGGATGAGAGCTATGTGCGAACGATGGTTCGTGACTTGCTTCTGCTTGCCTCAAAGCAAAAAGCCGATTCGATAGCGATCTCGACATCCGAGACCACGAACCGCATTCAGGTCAATACAAAAACAAGCGCAGCGCATTTCTACGATGCACAGCTTAAGCCAGCGCTTGAGAAGGAATTGCGCAAGCTGACCGGCGACAGTTCGATCAAACTGGAGCAGGTCAAGCTTCCCAAGGCGATCGGCGCTCCACGCAATGAGAAGGCGTACACGGTATGGGCGACGAAGCTTGATCCTGATGCATTGGCCAAGGTTCGCGACGAGGGGCAACCTATGTTCGCAAGAACAGATGGCAAGGCTCGCGAGCATGTTATTCGGCGATTGGCAGCAGGAAGGCCGGTTAGCGTTGAGCAAGAGGTTGTTTCTGCGGCTATGGCGGCAATTCAACCAATCACGATCCCGGAAGGTGTAAGGATCGGCGCGATTGCCAGTCTGTATCCAATGCCGGATGGAGACTTCGATGCGACCTTCACAAGCCCAGACGGTTCAAGCTTCCACTTCGTCATCGACCGGGACGACGTTTGGAGCGGACGCGCCATCTTCCATCCCCCGACCGGCACTATCCTGTCCATGCGCTTCGGCAGCTTCCCTGGCCCGACGCCTGGCGACGAGTTCGTTCGCACCGTGCGCGGTGAGGTTTATCATGAAGTCGTCCACGCTGTCTGGCGCGGTCTTTCCGGTGCTGCTAGAAATAGGCTCGCGGGCCATGCGGAATCCCTCAAAATTCTGGATAAGTCGTTTAAAGAATACCTGAAATCAATCGGCGAGCCAAGCGCAAATAGTGCACCTGTAGAGTCGATCAGGTATATTTACGAGGAGGCTTATCAAGGACGCCAGAACATTGACGACCTTCTGGCGCAGGAAAGCGTCGCGCATATGGTTGAACTCTACAGCCACGGGGTTCTCTCAGACGCAGACATTGCGCCGGTTCGTGGTTTGCTGGAAGGCGTAATCCCCGGCGTCCGTCCATTCGACGATCAGCCGCTGTTTGCGCGCCGAGGCGAAACGCCGGACCCGCACAACATGATTATCTCCATCACCATGAATGCGGTGGAGGCGGAAGCAAAAGCCAAGGACGTTTCGACAGAGCAGGAAGCCGTTCGCGTCTTGCGCCGGGAAGCGATCAAGTTCTTCAAAGATATGGGCATCTTCACCGAAAAGGAGTGGAACACGCTCAAGTCAGCGGCGAAGCGTAATGGCTGGGTAGAGACGGCGGAAGTTCGAAAAGCTCTTGCCGAAGCTGGCGCTCCAGACGCTGATGCGATCGCCACGACAGCCATCGCCGAACAATATAGCGAATTCCACCTGAACCAGAAACAGTTCACCGGAACCATCGCCGCGGTATTCCAGAGGATCAAGGATTTCATCGCCCGCATCTCCAGCTTCATGCGCGGCGAAGGTTTCCAGACCGCTGATGATGTCTTCACAAAGATCGATGAAGGAGAGTTCAAGGCAAGGTTCAATGAAGCGTTTCCGGAGTTTGCGCCGGAAGTGGCGACAGATCAGCTCTCCGATGTAGCGGCGCAGGCGCTACCTGGCAATATGCCGAACCCGCCACTTGCGCCTCCGCCGTCTGGTGCGACGCCGGGGCTTGCTCCCTCACCGGCTGGATCGCTGATCGATATTCAACGGAACCTGCGCAAACGGCTCGGGCTGACGGTCAAGCGGGGTCGTTTGAGCCCGGAGATGAAGCGCCTTGCTGCCCAGATGGGTGGGATGCTTCGCGGCCAGTTCAGCCGCCAGACCGGCGTCATACGCCTTGCTGTTCTGGAAGACATCGACAGTGAAGCCCATGAGGTTGGACACGCACTGGAAGATCGGTATGATCTGGCGCCACTAAAAGCCCGTCATCAGAGAGACCTGATCGGCATAGCGCAGATGAGCGGGCGCGATACCGTCTCGGAAGGCTTCGCCGAATTTTTCCGACTGTATCTCACAAATCCGCAGGCAGCGGAAGCACATGCGCCGGGGTTCTTCAGCGAATTCGAAGAGTTCATGGATGCGCAAGATCCGCAGACGCTTGCTGACATTCAGGAGATTCGCGACCAGTATCAAGATTGGCGAAATGCATCATCTGCTGGGCGCATCACGGCGGCGGTCAAGTCAGGTGTGCCGGAAAGCACATTTCAGGCAATCCGTAACGAGTACAACGAAGGCGGAGTTGCTGCCGTTTCCGGCATGTACTGGCGCTATCTGGAGCGCGTCTATAAAGGACGTTTTGACCGCACCAATGCGATACGCAAGCTGATGATGCGTATCGCACGACAGGCGGAGAGGAACAATCAGGACCTTGATCTGTCGGCGTGGCGCAATCCCCAGATGCAAGCGCAGAAGATCGTTTCGTCCGATGCCGCCGCCTATATCGATCTGACGCAAGGCGTGCACTGGGAGAATTCTTCCGACAAGGGCACAGTCAGTCTGCGTGACGCGCTGCTGACGGCATATGGTGGCGTCGAGTTCAACAACTGGTCCGAGCAACAGCGTAACCACTTTGGTGGGTACATGATCGCACGGCGCGGGCGCTGGCTGTGGCAACGCCACGATATGAGCCCGGCGCAAAATCGTGGGCGAGGACCGAACCCGCCGGGCAATCCCGGCGAGGGGGATTGGTATTTCGACACAATGCGGCGTCAGCGCCGCATTTTTCTTGCCGGGCGTTGGGAAACCGAACTGATGCGCCCGCCGGATAAGCACAACCGTGCCGATCACGAGCAGGCGGTGGCCGATCTGGAAGCGGCAAACCCGCAATTTGCGCAAGCGTCGCAGATGGTTTATCAGTTCCTGCGGGATCTGGCACTAAAGCGTTATCAGGCCGGTCTGGATAGCCTGGAAGAATACCAGTACAAGACCGGCACGCCGGATTATGTCCCGTGGTTCCGTGACATGTCGGACGAGATTTTCAAGGGCACCGCGGTCAGCGGGCGAAAGGTCGCGGCGAAATTCGCGATCAAGGGATCGTACCGGGATTTCATCGATCCGATCGAGGGCATCGCCCGGCAGGTCTACGACACCAATCAGGAAATCGCCGTCAACAAGCCGAAATTGCTTCTGGGCAAGATGGCCGATGAGGTCGAAAACGCGGGGCAATATGTCGAGATCATCCCAGCGACACGGATGAGGGTGGAGGAAGTCAGGATTCGCGATGCGCTGCAAGCGGCGGCGATCGAGGAAGGCTTGCCGCCGGAAGACGCCAAGGAGATGATTTCCACCGTCGCTTCAATGCTCGGGGAAGACGCTGTCGCCAAGCTGTTCAAATCGGAACAGGCGGGCGAAGGCCGCGATGCGATCCTGCACTACATGGATAACGGCGTTCTCAAGATGCTGCAAATCCATGATGACGGGCACGGGATCGCGAAGGACATTCTCGGCTTTTTCGAGATGACGCGCGGCACGCCGTTCGGGGATAGCTTCTTCGATTTGATTACGGCGGTCGTTCGGACTCCGCAACGGGCCATCACTTCGACGCCTGGGTTCCAATGGCGGAATCTCATCCGAGACATGTTCAATGCCTTAGTCTTGCAATCTGGATATTTCCCGCTCGTTTCCAATGCAAGGACGGTCATTGACAATCGCAGGCGTCTTGCACGCGGCGAAGAAACGTGGGCGCAAATCCTTGCCAGGCATGGCGGCATCATGGGCGGCATCAACCGCTCCAGCATCCAGCAATTGCGTCAGGGCCGCGTTTCCAATCTACGCACGGAAGGGGTCGTGCTTAACCCGGCCCGGCGTGATTTTTTGACGAAAACCGTCAACCCGCTCCATGAAGATTTCTGGAAATGGGCGGAATGGACGGAAGCCAATACCCGGCAATCAATTGCTCGCATTTCGTTCAACCGGGCGCTCAAGGATGCGCAAAGTCGCTACCCGACAATGCCGCAAGAGCAGCAGACTTTCATCGCGCTTGAATCGGCGGTGCAGCGGTCGAGAGATTATACCGACTATGGGCGTTCCGGCGATTTTGCGAGCCAGGTCGTGTTCAATCGTTTGGTGATGTTTTTAAACCCGGCATTGCAGGGTCCGGACAAAATGTTTCGCAAGCTATTCCTGGCGCAGACCGATGAAGGCGTGTTCGCCGCCGCGCAGGTGGTGAGGAAAAAGCTCGCTCCGCTGTTCGATGATCGCCAGAGATCGCAAGCAGAGAAGACCCTTACGAAGTCCGAAAAGGACGCATTGAAGGACTCCATGCGCGCGTGGACGACCGTTGCGATGATCGCCGTCGCTCATCTGATGCTTGAGCTTATGCTCAATGATGAAGACGAATTGCGGGACAAGTCAGAGCTTGAGCGCGCGCTCAATATTCCGATGACGATCAACGGTCAGCCCTACCGCATTCCACGCGGGTTCGACATTGTGAACGTCATGTCGAATGCGGTGCGCGCGCAGTATGATAGCTGGCGTTATGAAGATCCGACAGCATGGCAGCGTTTCCGCCGGACGCTTGGGTATAGCCTTGTTCCGCCGCATTCATCGCCATTGCTCGACATGTATATCGGATGGAAGCATAACCGAAATAATTTCTTCGATAGCGCGATCGAACCTGAGTATATGCAGGGTCGTTTGCCGGAGGATCGTTATAAGGCTTACACGTCAGGTCTTTCGAAAGACATGGCCGAGGGGATCAACTCTGTCGCGCCGTTCGAAGTGTCGCCACTCATGGTCGAGTACACCATGAACACGCTTGGCTCGGATTGGGCGCGGGACATCATGAGCGCATATGATGTTCTTGACCCAGACAAACCTGCATTACGCTGGCAGGAATATCCGTTCATCCGCACGACGCGCGGATTGCGCGGCACGCGCGGCGCAGAGGATTTCTGGGATCTCATGGGGCGGGATGGCGGAGACTTCATACAGCCGGCCGGTTCATACAAACAAGAAGCCGTCAAGAACAAGGTCTGGACGCAGGAGGACATACGCAAATTCTTTGAACGCCGGGTGACGGATGACGACGCCAGAGCCTATGCAATCCTGAATGGACATTACGATGTCGATCAGCGCCGCCTGCATCCGATGGAACGCGCGAAAGAGTTCATCGCCGCGCTCAGCGCAACATCCAGGCAGGTGGCGTTCAACCGGGTTGACGATCCAAGAACCGGGAAGCGTCTTGAGGTCACGCGCGCCGTCCGTCAGCAGGCTAACGAGATCATGAGCGAGATCAGCAGACGGGAATATCTGAACGGCCTGATAGCGATCCAGCGCCCCGGCTACGAGTTCCGGGAACCGATGCCGGTGAAGCCATATCTGGAAGAGCTTAAAACGGTCTCGCCGAGAATCCATGCCATGCTGATTGACAAGATCAAGATCAAGCGCGGCACGAAGGTTTACGATTACGATACGGTGCGGGAACTCTGGCCAGAAATCCGCCGCCGTCTCCTTGATGCAAACAGGCGCGAGACCATCATCGAAAAGCGGGCGCAGGTCGAATTCAACGATCTGAACTATGCCGTCGGTCGGGCAAGAGCGCTCGGAATCCGCTGACGATCTTGCCGATAATGTGGACGGTGTTGCCTACAGTCATGATGAACAACCACCATATTCCGACAAGGGCACCAGTAACGATCAGGTAGATGGCAAGCGCTTCGATGAATGACATTGGCTTGATCTTTCGCTGAACTCTGTGTAGAACATCATAAGAACAGACGGGCAGGTCCGAGGTTGCAACTCGGACCTGCCCTAACCACGCCTGATCACTGGAGGATCAAGATGGCTGATAAACCTGTATGCAAATATCCCGGCTGTGACAACAAGCGAATTGCTCGCGGCTATTGCAAAAAACACTACAGCAAACTCATGCGGACGGGTGATCCTGCCGGGGTTAATCGCCCCGATAGGGTCGTAGCCAAGGGTGTGGGGAATAGTGAGATTAACTTCTCGAATCGAGAGCGCATTCGCTTTGAGAAGAAGTTCATAACCGAGCCAAATTGTGGATGCTGGCTGTGGACGGGCGCTTTGACCGGTGACGGTTATGGTAACTTTCATTTTCGTGGCAGGGCAGAGCGCAGTCATAGACTTTCTTACAGAGCGTATGTAGGCGCTATACCCGAAGGCCTGACGCTTGATCATTTATGCCGCGTCCGAAGCTGCATAAATCCTCAACATTTAGAGCCGGTCACTCTCTTGGAAAACACCTTGCGGGGTGAGTCTGGCGCACAATTTCTAGCGCGAACCCACTGCCCAAGAGGACACGCATACACACCGGACAATATTCTTAAAAGCAATGGAAAAAGCAGGAATGGAACTCCGCATCGCGGGTGCAAGGCATGCTCGCGAGAGCGGAGCGTAATAAGAAAGGCCCGCACAATGGCGGGCCTTTAGTTAAGCCGTGACATTCGATTTTCTCCGCGGGCGGCGTGCATAGCGTCGATCCGGTTCGCCGTCCTTGCGGCGGACAACATACCGGCGATCACGTTCCCCGTCCTTACGGAGAGGAACGCGACTTCCCGAGAGAAGATCTTCGAGAAGCTTTGCGGAGTCGGCTTCAGTCCAGAGTTCGGCCGGTTCTTCCGGCTCGGGTTCAGGTGGTGCATTTTCTGCACCAACTTCCGTACGTTGCGCGACGGGTAGCGTAGTGGCTTGGGCATTGCTGGCTAAGGCTAGATACATGAACAATGTTGCCGCAATGTCCAAAACGATCGCCATGAATATGGGCAGAGCCTTGCTGACCGTCGCGGTGTCAGCTTGGATGACCCACCCGATGGTGTCAGCCTGGGCGTCGGATGTTGCAGGTTTCCCTGCGAGGACGATGGCCTGAAGTTTGTCGGCCTTCGCCTGCGTTGCGCTGAGTTGGTCACAGAATGTAACCGACTGCTCGACAGTCACGTCCGTACAGCCCTTGGTGCTTTCCCATCGGCGATTGCCCTTCATGGCTGTAAGGCGCTCTGTGGCCTGCTCAAGGCCCTGCTGAGCGGTCGTGTAGGCGGCGATGGTATTCTGCTTCTCGCCGACTGTAGTCGTTCTGTGCGAGGCTGTGTAGCCGATAGCGTTGGCAAGCACAAATCCGGTGCACAGGAGCCACCCGGCGCGCGCGAGCAGATTGCGCGACAGTGGCAGGATGAACCAAGATCCGATCACGACGGCTGCGAACGCAGCGCCGAACATATCGCCGTCGATACCCGGAGCAAGGGTTTGGCCGTTTCTGAA